CAAAAAGGCCAGCAGCAAAAAGGCCAGCAGCAAAAAGGCCAGCAGCAAAAAGGCCAGCAGCAAAAAGGCCAAAAAAAAGTATGAAAACAAGACCCCCAACACTACGGATGAAGAGTATGAGTGTTGGCGCGAATACAACAAAAAAGGCTCTTCATCCCAAGAACCTAGTCGGAAAGAAAAGGCCTTAAGATACAAGTCTATTAAACATCGGTTCGAGCGCGAACAAAAAAACCCGAATATAAAGAAGAAACGCAGCAAATATGACAACGACATCAAGCTAGAGGAGCCCATTCTCCCAGCCCTTGTGGTGGTTGAACCTCTTGTTGTAACGCCTGTTCCCAAACGAGTAAACGCCCTTGACGATTTAGCAGCCCAATATGCAAGCGACGATGAAGACGCGGAAGAACATTTCTATGCCAATTGGCGTCCGACACCGGCCCCTCGCACTTTCAATTCCAATTGGCGTCCGACACCGGCCCCTCGCCCTTTCAATTCCAGTTGGCGTCCGACACCGGCCCCTCGTTTAAAAGTAACGCTACAATGGGTTTGACGCCCTCAAGTGGAGAGAAGCACAACACAAGTTTCGTAAGATGAGAGTGTGGGTATTGGAGTAAATACCGTTTTAGAATAAAGGCTATGCCAACTTTTTTAATCTCTCGTTTTTTATATATGCGTTCACATCACATGATGCTTTATATGTTCATTGGAATGTTCATCTTCCAGTATATTTTTATGAGCTACATTATGACCGATCGAATAGAAAATATAAACCACAGCACAGGCAAAATTTATATGTCTATTATTATGGGGTTATTTATGGTCATCTTAGATATGCTGATTGGTCCTATGTTTAATGCACAACATTTTGCAATTGTCACAGGTCTTTTATTCTTATTCATCTATCTTTACAAAATTCAGTTTGGCGTTGATGATAAAAATTATTTACGAGAGATGATTGAACACCATTCTATGGCACTTTTAACAAGTAAGCATATTATAGAAAAAACCAAAAATCCTGCTGTTAATAACCTAGCAACAAAAATCTTGGTAACGCAAGAAAAAGAAATCGCCGATATGCGATATCTCTTGAAAAGTATTTGAATTTTTTCTGTCAAGAAAATTCAAATAATGCCATCTATTAGTCTAATGCTTTCCATCAGTGCAAGACTCGAACTTGCGACCTACGCCTAAAAATGGATAACGAACCATCGACAGTTCTCTTGCGAGAACAATTTATTGACAGTCCATATACGTTGCTCTACCAACTGAGCTAACTGGAGAAAACATTAGTGCAGATGTCATTACGCCCACGGGATGTCCTTCGAAAAGGACGAAGCGCGGTCAATGTATTAGTTTTGGGGGGAAATCAAAAAAGGATAACCCAAAACCGACAGACCGAACAAATCAATTTTTTAATAACCATTTATTGTCAGCTCATATTTTTTTTTATAAAGTCAATGTATTAGTTTTGGGGGGAAATCAAAAAAGGATAACCCAAAACAGTCAGACCATACAAATACGAACAATTTATAATAAACGGAAGGGAGTGAAAGGTCAATGAATAGTGTTGGGGGGAAATCATAAAAGGATAACCCAACACTTACAGACCTTTCTACTACACTCTATTATAGAGCTATGGCTTTAAGTCCCTTTCTATATATATATAAAATAATAAAAAATTGAAACATATTAAAGGTATAATGTGCTATATTAAATATCAGCAACTAAAAATGGCAGCAACAATGGAAACAACTACAGTGGAAAAGGTTAATGCGAGTTTCGTGTATAAACTCGCATTAAAAGATTATATAATGCGTATATTGGTTCTCGGCTCCCGTGCAAATAAATACGATCAGCGCACGAAGAAATTGTCATCCGAAGATTTAGCCTACATCAAGGAACAAATTCAAGCCGGAAAGGGCAACGAAATTCTTGAGATCGTCAAGGAAGTCTATGAAAGCAGTCGTGCCCCGAAATTTGATAATACATTTATGATGCTTGCAATGTTATGTCGAGTTGAAGATGTTCAACTAAAGGCGAAGAGCCTCAAAGTGATAGAACAATTTCGGACAATTTCACATTTGTATTCGTGGAAGAATTTTCACGCAAGTATTCCCAATCCCAGTTCAGGTGCAAAATCCAAGGGATTCGGTCGTGCGGTCAAGCGTGAAATTAACAACTGGATTCTAGCATACCGCGATAAACCTTTAGATCTGGCCTACCAAATTACCAAGTATCAAGCACGTGAAGGGTGGTCGTTCAAAAATCTACTTCAATGCTCACACTTGAAAACTAAGACGGGCGATGACAGAGTCTTTGACAAAGCAACAATAAAAAGAAAAGGTCCGAACCGGAATAATGTGCAGCCAAATGATATTGATTTGGTATTGCGGTATTCAGTCAACGGCATTGATGCGATGATAAATTTGGCGTCGAAGTTACCTCAGACTAAACCGGTTTATACTTATCTAAAGGCGGTCAACGAAGCAAAGCATTGCGACGCTGAGCAGAAAGAAAAACTGATAGAGCTGATCTTTGAGAATAAGCTCACACGTGAACAAGTACCCACTTGGGCTCTAGTAGACGCCGATGTGTTAAAAGCCTTGCTCTGTAATAAGAAGAAAACTCGTGTTACGATGCCACTCACAGCTTTACTCCGAAATCTGGGGAATATGACGAGTCACCACGTATATGAAGATCAAACAATTTTGGGATTGGTTTGTAAACACTTGGTGGATCCTCAGACAATCAAGTATTCGCATATCCATCCTGTTACGGTGCTAACAGCGTGGTTCACCTATAGAAGCGGCAATGGTAATAAAGGGAGCAATACATGGTCGCCTGATTCCGTGATCATAAAAACTTTGGAGGAAATGTTTTATCTAAGCTTTAAGAATGTAGAACCCACTGGTAAACGCATTTGCTTCCTCATTGATTGTTCTGGCTCGATGTTGTCCCCTTCTTTATGCGAAGGTGTAACCAATGCGGAAGCTGCAGCTTTACTAGCGATGATCTTTGCACGTAGTGAAACAGGTTCAAAAGATAGTCCTACACACGCGTTCTATCTATTCACAAGTTTAAAACAGAATGACTACTATGGTCGCAGCGGCGGAACTGGTTTAACAGACGTATCAGATGTTATTGATGCCGAAGCGCAACTGGACAAGGTATTAAATGCGGTTCAACGCTCAGATTGGGGGACAACCGATATTTCAATGGGAATTCTAGAAGCTTTGAAATACAAACGCAAATACGATGCGTTTGTTGTCATCACCGACAATGACGTGAATAGCGGGATCAAACCAGATGAGGCGATGAAACAGTATCGCGCTGGTTTAAAAATGCCTGAAACAAAACTTGTTGTGGTCGCTACACAAGGAACCGATTATACAATTGCTAACCCAGCCGATCCGTTTATGTTGGATATGTGTGGGTTTGATTCGCACGGTCCTAAAATTTTACAAGATTTTATCAGGTAACAAGATTTTATCAGGTCGACTTAAAACCGACAATACAGTGTGTTGATTATAATTTTGTATCATATAACGCCGATGAATATTGCATAACAGTGAATCATATTTTTTATTATTATCACCATACAGTGCCATTTCCCCTGCAAAAAACACAATTCGCATTATATGTTTTTCTCTAAAAGGGGGGATATCGATAAATAAATAGTAACATTTTCCCAAACTTGGTAGAAGCTTTTCACGATAAATATCTAACTCTTCAATCTCGCAATCATTCTCGTTACGTGGATTAAAGTAACCAACCATTGGCGATTCATATATACGCTGATCCATTGTTTTTAAAGTTAAAAAGGAGAGATTGTCATTAAAAAATTCAAGCACATTAGTGTGTATTGGCGTATTTCCGATTTTTCTCTTATTTATGATTTCAAATGAAGTAGCCCATATATATTCATTTGATGTATATAGTTCAATAGGTTGTTCTGAGCCATTCAAAACGATAATATTTTTATCTGGTAACTCATAAAACCCAGAATAAGATAGGGTTGTCTCGGGTAAAATGGCCTTGACATAGGTGATTGAAGCATATTTAATTTTTTGATATCCGCTTACTGCCGGAATCTCTATAAAATTGGCTTCACCCTTTTTTTGTAACAAAAATAATAGAAATGGATATAATCCATCCGTTCGAACTTGATATATACATATTAAAGTTGGTTTTGTATTGTGAGTAGACGGTTTATGGTTTGGTATAGAAACAATATAATTGTTATTTGAATTTTCCGTATGTATAGTTTCATCTAGAGTTTCATTATCATTTTTTTCCTTCCTTGCGTGACATTTACTAGTATCAATTTTGTTTATAGTATCAAATAATCTTGATACTATACTGTTTTTATGTTTTAACATTATACTACGATTATACATTTTTTAACGGTTTATGCCGAATACTTTCTTTCACATTCGTTGGACGATTTTCTAAAATAAATTGCACAACCTCATCTGTTGGAATAGTCGGGTTCTTTTCAAAGTATTTATTTAAACATTCTTCTAGATGGTGTTTGTTTATAGGTTTTTTAACATTACTCTGTGTATAAATAATTTTCCCCTCACTAATATCAAAGCAATCTATTTCATTTGTTTTCATAATTGTTAAAAGCGAATTAGTATAATCATTCTTCTTTTTTTTTCGATCCTTCAATTCCTTTTGCAAGAGTTTAATTTCTTTATCTATTTGTAACCAATTTTTTACATTTTGTGCAAGCTTTTCCTTACTTGTTGTCGCCATTACTACATATAAGAATAGTTATTTATATTTTTATTTTTATAATAATTATTTTTTATACTGTTTACATTTGAAAAAAATTGAAATACTTTTTTACAATTATTAATAGTATAACAACAACCCAACCAACAAAATACAAAAATGAGTTTTCAAGGAACCCCAATCAAAACCGAGAATCAAAACACGTCGTCGCCGCCTCCGCCGACAAAGCCACAACCACTCAAGCAAACAATATATCCATCCGTTCAATGCAAGAATCCGAAATGTTACTTTTGGTCCTATGATCCAACTCCAGGATCAAAGTGTGTTAAATGTATGGAAGTATTGCCAACATGGGTCGGGTATTTAAATGCGGATAAAGATAATGGCCCATCTATTCCGCCTCTGCCATTAGAGCGCACAGATTACCAAGAAATGTGGTTTTACGACGACGACGAATCAAGAATGTTGGATCGGACAACTACCTGCTGTATTGACGAATTAAACAGTTGCAGCCCACCGCAATTGACCGATGACGCTGGCCAAGAACATCTTACGAACAAAGAACGCGTTGTTAGATCGATTATGATAATTTATGGATTGGATCGCGAAGGCGCGATGAAAAAGATAGACCAGCTGGTGAAGACGGCAGTAGTAGAATATTTTTAAAAATAAAGGCGTGTCCGAACAAGTAAGTTTTTTCTTATTGAGAGATTGAACAATAAATGAATATTAATTCACAGAAAAGAAACGATTCACCAACTCTTTTTTCACGCCACCGACTTTTAAGCCTTTTTCCCTTAACATTTTCTTAAGGTCGATCACGCTCTTTTCTTTAAACAATTTTTGCTTTTCAGCGCTCCACTCATTGTTAAGATTGTATTTCATATGTTTATGACAAAATACACCGTTTTCATATTCAATACCACCTTGTTCACACGGTAAGCCTTTGTGTAATCCTGTTTTCATTATAAAGACACATTTAGGAAGAGGCATACACATTTTTGACGGATAATTGACACCATATATTTTGGTAACATTCGGTAAAGGAATAAAGGGTATTAACTTATCTGACTTACGGCGACAATAGGGGCAATTTATATACTGTTTATTATTATGGATACATAATTCATTATAAAGTGGCATATAATTAAAAGAATGTCTGCACGATAATGTCACTGAATTATACGTTAATGGCTCGTGTGAAATCATACAAATATTATTCGATATATCCTCAGAAGCGCTATGTTCGCTAAGGTTTTTCAGTTCGCTAAGGTTTTTCAGTTCGCTATAAAAGTCAAAATGATCCTCTATAATGTAATTCATATTTAAAATAAATATAATATCTTTATATATATTCCATAAATGAAGAAAAAAGATTGGGGAAATGCAGTATGGTTACTGTTTCACACTTTAGCCGAAAAAATTAAAGATGAAAATAAAGCTGAACTACCTATACTAGTCTCACATATTACACAGATTTGTAATAATTTACCTTGTCCAGACTGCCAACAGCACGCATCAAAAACAATGGAACGTGTTAACAAAACGTCGATTGCTTCAACAAAAGAATCATTAATTGATTTTTTATGGCAATTTCACAATGATGTAAATAAACGTACTAAAACCGTTTTTTATCCCAAAGAAGAGTTGAGCAAATATAAATTGACAAATACACATAATGTGGTTAAAAATTTTATTAAAATAATGAGCGCTGTGGCAAATAATGAAAAAACAATGCTACACGGGTTTCATCGTTCACTCTATATGAAACAGTTCATTGATTATATGAATCAAAATATAAATAAATATAATCCTTAATATAGTATATAAATCCTTAATATAGTTATAAATCAAGCAATATTACTAGAGATCAATTCTCCATTTTTGTATACAGAGCATTTAAACGTTTGCTTTGTTGGCATTGAGCATTGCACGTTATCACTACGTAGTTCATCAAAATAAAGCAGAGAGCTATAACCCAATGAATAAAATAATACATACCATATGGTGCCTAACAAAAATCCAACTAAAGCGCCTAACACTGACCCTGCATATGTAGTGCATTTATTCTGCACTTTAGTTAAAACATCAATACCTAAAAGACATAGCAAAAATACCAATACAACATAATTCATATGGTTATTGTATTTCATTGGTAAGGAGATATAAGCAAGTGTAAACGCGATAATTAAGCTGGATGGATATGGACTGTTATATTGCGATACATTTGGTATATCAAACAAACTACACGAAAAAGATTCATTGTCATCTCGCCCACTTCCAATAATATTCATAAAAATAATATTAATAACAGATGCAATCAAAAGACCAGCAATGTATACTAAACCTTTCAAATTTTGATTAAACAATGATATCAAGAACATAAAGAATACCAATAAGGTTGGGGATATAAATGAAAAAAATTGTAATATATTGGATAATGTAAATGCGATAGCCATATTATATATTACGTATATAATATCGCATATAATTAAATGAATATTAATGGTATGACTTCTTCAATTCGATCAACTGCAATAAACTGTATATCGATTACGTCAGGTTTCTCTCCATATTTTTTCATAAATTTCAGAAAATCTTTATCGTTTTCTCGAGGGTAAATAAACGTTTTAACCCCTGCACGAATACCACCCAATAGTTTTAATTCTAAGCCTCCAATCGCCGTAACTCGCCCTTGCAAACATATTTCACCTGTTATTGCCACATCATTTTTTATTTTGCGTCCACTAAATAAACTATAGAGAACCATCGTGATGGCCGTTCCAGCCGAAGGCCCATCTTTGGGCGTAGCACCTTCAGGCACGTGTATATGCAACCCTTGCTGTTTATTTTTTTCCAATGTTTCCTGTAATACTAAGGCTTTCGATGAATCTCTCAAAAACAATGACCACGCTAGACTTTTAGCGACATTCATACTTTCTTTCATCACATCCCCCTGCATCCCAGTTAATTTCAAATCTAAAAAGGTGTTACACGGGTAATAGGAGACTTCGATTGGTAATATACCTCCTTTTCCTGCTGAGTTGGCCCACATCCCATTAATAACGCCAACCAATGGCTCTGTATGTATTTTCATTGGTGTAATTTCGGTATGGTCTTTGAGATATTTCAGTCGAATGTCTTCAATCGTTATTTTAATTGGAATATCGGTATCTAGTGATGCAATATTTTTCAAAACATTTAGATTAATTTCCCCCGCAATTTCAAACATCAGTTCTTTTAATTTACGCACACCCGGTTCCGATGTATAATCATTTATGATGTATTCAATGACCTCGTCACTTATTTCAATCATATTATCTAGACCCATCTTTTTGTAAATTTCAGGTAAAATAAAGTTTCGCATTATAATCAACTTATCTTCGACGGATATCGTATCAAATTTAATACGGTGAATACGGTCTAACAAAATTCGGTCAATTAAATCCACATCATTATAAGAAAATATAAATAGCGCTCTTGAGAGATTTAAGTTAATTCCATTAAAATACTTATCTTGAAAACTATCGTTCTGTGTTTGATCAATTAAATGTGTAAGGATACCAATAATCTCTTTCCCGTTTTCTGTTTTACTCACTTTATCTAGCTCATCAATAAAAATAATCGGATTCATTATTTTCGTATCCATTAAAATATCAACAATCCGTCCCCACGTTGAGCCAACATAAGTATAATTATGCCCATCTAAGGTGCTTGAATTGGTTGAACCTCCCATTGCAATGAAAGCGAACGGTCTCGCCACGCCATTTTCATCAATTAAACACTGTGCGATCCCTTTTTTAGCCAATGATGTTTTCCCGACACCAGGTGGTCCTTCAAACCCAAAACAGTAACCAGTTATATCACCATTTATCCATTGTCCGATAATTCTCTCAATTTGTCGTTTGGCGTTTTTATGGCCGTATACCGACGTATCAAGTATTTCCGTGACATTACTCATATATTTATTTACAGCTGTTATATTACTTTCAATCTTTGTTAAAGTTGTGTTAAATTCATTTATTATAGGTGTGTTTGGTTGTTTTTCTATAATTGTTTCTATAAATTCATAAATGATTGTCGACATTTGGTCTATGTTTAAACATAGATCGAGAGATTGTAAAAATTCTACTCGCAATTGTTTTATAGGTTTACCGGTGTATTTTAAAACCATTATCTGGTTTGCTTCTATTAGCCTATTTTTTAATTGAATATAAAGTTCAATCATTTTTGCTTTATTACAACTATGAATCGTTTTATGCGCTTGTTGCAAAAAATAACTTTGCAACTGCTCTCTATATGTCCCCTTTAATAATGGCAAATATTTTTTAATCTCAAGGCTGGTATAATTGGGTTTATATGGAAAAGGCAGAATAAGTTCTTTCAAACCGTCTTTCTGAAGTAAATGAGTCAATGTAGTAAAATAGTGAATACTATTACTCATCAATTTCAATACTGGTTCTTCTTTGTAAATTTCAAATGGGATTTTGAGTAATCCCTCTAAGAAATGCATTGCCTTTGACCCTGTATCTTCTGCTTTCATTTTTACTTCTTTTAATTTTATCATCGCTTTCTCTTTAACAATATCGGTGGTTTTCATAAGACAAATACGCTGTTCTAATGGTATTTTGCTTAGATTGACATTCGATAGCTTGTTTGTATAATTTACAATTTGTTTCATAACATCTCGAAAGTATTTTTTCACATTATATGGCAATGTATCATATATTAAAGTCTGTTCATACGTATCTACTATACCATTAATGTCATTGGATAATAAATCATATAACAAATAAGCCAAATAATGACACTCGTTTTCATCAGAATTAATTAAAAACATAATCAACGTATTTCTTTTTTCCCACATTTCTTTCTCTAAAAATTCATTAATAACTTGCATTAAAGGTTTCTTATTTATATCCGCAAATTGTCCTCTATACGAAGTATAACTCACTTTAATTTTCGATAACGAATCTATCAATAATTCTTTAAGTGTAAGACAAGATATAAATCTTTTGAAATTTTTATCAGCAGAACTTTCATCATAATTTATATTATATAATTCATTTAATTTTTCTTTTATGATGTCATTCTCTATAAACTCAGTCATCACATCTTCAATTACGCCATAGACCACAAGAGTATGCTGCTTTTCAACATTATGAATAGGAAATTTTATACCATAAACCCGATATTGAAAATTCTTATTTAAACCTTCATTTTCAATGTCAAAACATTCAAAATTATCGGCCGTTTTACACATTGCATCGTCCTGTTTTTTTAATTTGCTCCGCCAATCCAATACTTTGTAGCGCACAGGTTTAACATAATTATTCAATAACTTATATTTCGACATATATTTTTCGTCTATGCTAAATTTATGCCCAATACATATATGCGTCAGATCTTCTAATGTATCACAGCCACATAAGCTAATTAAGGTTGATATATCCCTTACAATATCCTGTAAGGTATTTATAGATGATTCATTATTAGTTTCACTAATCGTTTCTTCTATCAATTGTAGTTCTTTCATCAATTTTAAATAAATCGTTTCGGCATACATAACACATAAATTCAAATCTGTCGCATCGATAAAGCCCAATATTTTGTATAATTGATTTGCCCGCATCACATTTTGCACAATATCCTGTAATTTAATAATTTTATTTATTATAGTTTTATTTATTATAGTTTTATTTATTTGTGTACTGGACATTGGTTATATTATATAGACATAATAAGATTATCAATATTTATATAAAGACGCATTACATATATATATAATATACACAAATGGGTATCCCTAGTTATTTCTCATATATTGTTCGTAATCACCGAGCCATAATTAAAAAATTTAATTCAGCTTCCGCGGACAGTCCAAAAATTAATAATTTGTATTTGGACTGTAACTCTTTTATTTACGAAGCACATCATAATTTAATGAAAGCGTATGACCCAGCAAAGGATAAAAATTTCCGTCTCTATGAGGAAAACATTATTAAATATGTATGTGAAAGTTTGTCAAAAATGATACAACAATTGAAACCCAATAAACGTATTTTGATTGCGTTTGACGGCGTCGCACCAATGGCCAAATTAGATCAGCAACGTAATCGGCGTTATATGGCGGCCTATCAAAAATCACTCGCAGACAAGCCAGTTGTAGAATGGAATACAGCTTCTATTACACCTGGGACAGCCTTTATGCAAAAACTCGGCAATGATATTACCAAACGATTTGTCAAGCCAAATGAGTTTGGACTCGAAACCATCATTGTTTCCTCCTCGGATGAACCTGGTGAAGGAGAACACAAAATCTATGAGTATATTCGTGCAAACAAAGATTACCATAAAGTGACACAGACGGTTATTTACGGTTTAGACGCTGACCTGATTATGCTCACGTTAAATCATTTGCATATCTCGGAAAATATGTATTTGTACCGCGAAACGCCCGAATTTATTAAGACCATTGACAAAACACTTAATCCAAATGAAAATTATCTACTGGACATTCCAGTCTTTGCCAAATCGATTATTAGTGAATTGGCGCCCAACAAAAAAACAACGGATTTAAACAATGATGTGCTTTTTGATTATATTCTTCTCTGTTTTTTCCTCGGCAATGATTTCTTACCGCATTTTCCGGCGTTGAATATTCGCACGACCGGCATTAATAATTTAATCAATGCGTATAAGTTTGTCTTTGCCGATTCTAACGAAACGCTCACACACAACCGAGAGATAATCTGGAAAAATATGCGCAAATTTCTCACACATTTGGCTGCGAATGAGCTGGATTACATCAATGAAGAATATGTGCAACGCGCAAAATTAAGCAAACGAGCCTTCTATGATAATAAAACCGAAGACCACGATGAAAATCTGTTGCTACCTTTGAAAGAGCGAGCACACGAACTCTATATCAACCCAAATGAGCTCGGGTGGGAGACACGCTATTATAAAGTGCTATTCAATACGAAGATTGATGATGATCGCCGTAAAGAAATATGTGAAAATTATTTAGCTGGATTGGAGTGGACAATGAAATATTATTCCACAGGTTGTGCCGATTGGCGTTGGCAGTATCATTACTACTACCCGCCACTACTTGTGGATTTAATAAAATTTGTCCCGTATTTCGAGCATACCTTTGTCCCTTTACAGCCCAAGCAGCCTGTTTCTCCACTAGTTCAGCTCAGCTATGTCTTGCCGCCGAGTAGTATGGGATTGATTCCTTATGCGCTGCATAAAAAACTGTTGACTGAACAACCAGACTGGTATAGTGACAATTATGTGTTCCTCTGGGCCTTTTGTAAGTTCTTCTGGGAAGCACACTTGGAGTTACCACATATTGATATGAAAGTGTTGGAAGGCATTGTCAATTTGTCAAACGATTGATATAAGCACAAAATGCTTTTATTTTTTCTTCATTCGGCGAAATTATATTAGACTCATTTGTTGATAGCTCAGTATAGCTATAAAAATCATCATAGTTACCTTTTAAGCCAGCCTTAACGGAATCAAAATTATTAAGTAAAAATTTATTATATTTTTTTTCTCCTTTTTGGTTTGATTCGATATATTCAATTACTTTTTCGGCAATAGATTCTTCAACTTGTATAACAGAGTTATAGCCGGTCGGGTTGTATAAAAACATAAATAACTTCATTTTATTATGATACTATATTATGATACTCTAAATACATTTAAATATATACCCACCTAAATAGTTAAATGTCAACTAAGAAAATAGACGTCGATGTAAAACAAGTCATTACGGAGCTTACTATTACGCAATTGCAATCCTTACAGGAGTGTTCGAACACACACGTTATTATTCTCAAATTCGGTGCAGATTGGTGTGGCCCGTGTAAGACGATCGCGCCCACATATAAAGAATTTATAGCGAAATGTCCTTATAATATTATTTGCTGCGATATTGACGTAGACGAAAATCTCGATTTATATATGGGTTTAAAAAAGCATAAAATGGTGAGTGGTATTCCAGTCTTCTTGGCGTTTTTTGGCGGTGTCAAGCGTGATGCGTGGTTTATACCGGACGATTCAGTGGTCGGCGCGGATAATGTAGCTGTCAATCATTTTTTAAAACGCTGTGTCGTGAAGGCCAATGAACTGAATGCATCAAATGGATATATGTATTATTCATAGGCTTGTCATTCATAAACTTGTTATTCATAAGCTTGTCATTCATAAGCTTGTCATTCATAAGCTTGTCATTCATAAACTTGTCATTCATAAACTTGTCATTCATAAACTTGTCATTCATAAGCCAGTGTAATACTTTTACACCGCTCCGCCAACATGACCTCCTGTAATAACTCTTTACGCAAGGTCTCCAACCGTTCTTTCATTTTTGCAACACGTGCTTTCTCCGCTTCTTTCAACCCTTTATTTTGTTTCTCACTCTCCTTCAATCTTTCTAATTCGGTACGAATGATTGAGACTGTTTCATTTATTTCAGCTTCCACTGCATTTTTGCTTTCCTCCATACAATTGGCTTTTTCGACCTTGTTTTTTAATGTTTTACAGTGTGCTTGCCGTTCTTTCACCATCACTTTTAACCGTTTGTGGGTTTCACGTAACCGTTTATTTAAATCTTTAATAGCTGTTTCTTGCTGTTTCAATAAAGCTTTGGCTTCTAATTTGTTCAATACATTCACCTTTTTCTCATCTTTCGCAAAGAGTTCTTTACGCACTTCGTTATCAGGTAAATGTGACATAATAACAGGCACTTCAATCATAACGGGCTGTGCAAATTGTGTCGGGTCTTGTTCGCGATTTAAATAGCTAATGTATCCACTCATTTTATCCGCCAATTTTTTCACACCACTGTCGGTCAATAGCAAATCCGAGTTCATATAGTTGCGTCTAAAGGCCTTGATATCGGTTTCAATATGCTCGCTCTTGGTTTCCTTACATAAGTTGATGAGTTTAAACAGTTCCATCGGGCTATTTGTAAAAGGTGTCGCTGTCATAATCAAAAGCTTGGCCGAATCTTTACCTGACTTTTCATAGCTCTTTTGCAATAGACGCTCCATCACATCCATATCTGGTCGCTCACCGGCTTTCAAATCACCGCCATAGAGTTTATGTGCCTCATCAATAATAATCAATGTTTTCCGGAGAATATCAGCTGTGCCGTTACGTTGAATGAGTTTATCCATATATTCGTTATGTGCACCAGGTGTCAATAAATTACTGAATGTTTTATAACTAATCGGTTCTATCCAGTTCTTACTGAGTAGTTTTTTGCGGCGGGTTAAATCCTCCGGCATCGCGAGTCCTTTTTTTATCCGCTCGGCCAAGATAATATGACATACGTCATCGAACATATTCTTGTAAACATCACTTTTTAAAGTGGTGCGCGTTACCCATAAAATTGTATAACCGGCTTGCTCGAAAGATGATGTGGCAGTTGCGATGGCGCTGCACGTTTTGCCCGTACCTACAGAATGGAATAAGAGTAAGCCTTTATAGGGTGATTCTGGTGTGAAGAAAGTACGCACGAAATCTTGGGTGGGGTTTAAGGACATAATACGCGAAGCGCCGCCTACTTTTGCTTGTGATTGCGCTTGGGCCGGCTGCGCTTGGGCCGGCTGCGCTTGGGCCGGCTTCGCTTGGGCCGGCTGCGCTTGGGCCGGCTGCGCTTGGGCCACGCATTTGTTTTCCACTACAATCTCTCCCCACGTAAAATTCTTGACATAATTGGTTTTAATAAAATCACGCATTTTTTCAAAACTTAATTTTTTCGTTGGTGGACCGGCCTTCTCTTGTTTCATTTGGCTATCTGGTTTACCTTTATACTCGACAATCGCATAATCAATTTCGGCAGTTGGCGCCACATAAGGCACTAATTCCAATTGTTGCATCACTTCATTCGCCATTTGTAATGTGCTGCTGCTGCGTTTGCTACTACTGCGTTTGCTACTACTGCGTTTGCTACTACTGCGTTTGCTACTACTGCGTTTGCTACTGCTATGCTTGCTACTACTGCGTTTGCTACCTGTTGTGCCAATTTCCATATACGGCGTGGCCGATCTCTCTGGTTCAATATCTAGGTAAGACGGCGCTTTCTGCGGTTTAATATCTAGGTATCTCGGCGATCCATCTGGATTAATATCTAGGTAAGAAGCAGGTGCAAGCGAAGCAGAAGCAAGCGAAGCAGGTGCAAACGAAGCAGAAGCAAGCGAAGCAGCACGCGAAGCAGCAGCAGGCGAAGCAGCAAGCGAAGCAGCAAGCGAAGCAGAAGAAGAAGCAGCAAGCGAAGCAGAAGAAGAAGCAGCAAGCGAAGCAGCAGGCGTTCCCACATCCATATAAGGCGTTGCATTTTTTGGATTTAATTCCATATAAGTGCCTTTTTTTGTTCTTCCTTTTATTGTCGTACCTTTCGTTGAATTTCCGATATCCATATAACTTGTTGCGCTTGCTGGACTTAATTCCATATATGTGCCTTTCTTTTTCATTGTCTTACCTTTCAACGTCGTTCCTTTCAACGTCGTTCCTTTCTTCATTCGCTTATTTAATAAAAAAGGTACAAATGCCGCCCGATTCGCCCATTCTTTATTCACTTGTTCGCAATACACCGGCACACGTTTCATATAATCACATAAATAAGCACGCGGATGCTTGGCTGGTACATTTTTCTTATTATGTCCATATTTCACATAGACTTTATATAAAAAATTCACAGTGGCAGGTATATCTTTGGTCGAACGTAAACCACACTTACCTTTACAATTCACTTTATTGGCACCGCCCACAACCGCAGGAGACCCCCCCACAGCAGGAGATCCCACCGAAGTTCGTTGAGTCTCTTCATCTGCACTTCGTTCTGCACTAGACACAGACGCCTGTTGCTGCTCATATAAATAAGTCATATCATCAATACGGTGAATATTTTTCGTCAATTCAAAATCAACTGAGAGAATCGGCGCCAGTTTATACAATTGCTCTGCCAAATTCGTCATTGTTCTATCAAATCCGCTATACAAAATCGTCGCATCTTTCATTTTCGTCGCATTAGCAAAAATCTTCTTATCCTCTTCCGGATATTCTAATAGGCTTGGGTCAGCCGCTTCATAAATCTCTTTGATTTCCTCTGGTACTGCAATATAGTAATTATACACGAAAAGTGGCCAACCTACATTCGGTTCAAAATTCAACCCCTTTTGCCCACACGTCCGTGTTGCACGGCCAATCGTTTGTTTTAGATCAGCCACCGTCATCGAGGGTTCAAAGATATGCACATATTTCACATCAAATAAATCGATACCTTCTTTGAATCCACTATCGAGAATAATGAACCGCATATTAGTGCCGTGAATGTTATCAGGACGCTTGTTATACATTGTCAGTATCTCTTTCTTGAATTTCTGATTGAACTCCGAGTTAAAGAGTGGCGAAGACGAGAGAAGACCAAAGGCTTTGTCTTTGCCATCGGCGCCGGTGGGTAATAAGGATAATTTCAATGCTTTTTGTCCGGGTATCACACGTGGGGTGATAAGATTCTTGTAGCCATTGGCAATAAAGGCTGAGGCCAATATTTTAGCTCCATAACCTTCCTCTTTCACATCGGAAAAAATAAAATGTTTGAAATAATGGCCGTGGGTTTGCAAATCATTGGCGTCCACTTGCTCAATAATCCGGAAGAGTTGTTCTAATTTGGGTGAGGCATTATGGATCGCTTCTTTTACCAATTCAGGTTTAAAGGTCTTTTTATCGAGTTTATGCTCGGGTAGAATTTTACTCCAATTCTCGGTTTGGCGCATACAGGTGTAAATTTTATCGCGCTTCTTCTTATTTAGGGGGGATACCCCCCTGACCCCCCGCTCTGGGGCAGAACTGGACCGTAAATCAGTTTCGGATTCACCCGTAACGGGGGGTTCTGGGGGGTTGCCCCCCACACAGAAGTCCCGCTCTTTATAACAATTCATTACATCTGTAAATAATCCAATATCAACAGGGCTATTCTTCTTTTTATCTGGATGGTTGCGTAAAAGCCAAGCCTTGGCGTCCTCTTTGCTATTTAAATTCAACTCACACATTAAGGTTTTATTACAACCCGCCATTTTATAGTATATCTATATAATATAATAATGGCTAATTTCTTTTGCAACTTGCTTTGTTCTGTCTACTCTAATAATTCTCTCGTTTTCTATAAACCCAACAGCTTGTCGTGGAGTATCGGATCCACCGTCCGTAATTCTCGAGCTGTCTCACGGCGCACTTAAGATTGTTCACTTACATAGCATTGGTTCCCTTAGCGTTTTTTCATTCATATTATAATGCTCTTTAAGTATAATAATATGTCAAGCGAAGTAGAAGGAATAGATCTCAATATTGAAAACTACGAACTCAATGATTTATTATCTCTCTTCAAGCTCGGGTTCGAATTTGATGCAGATGATCTAAAGTGTGTGAAAAAAACCGTAATGCAGACCCACCCCGATAAATCCGGTCTCGATAAAAAATATTTCCTCTTTTTCTCAGCCGCATATAAGATTGTCTTCTCCATCCACGAATTTAGACATAAAAGTTCCAAGTACCAATCGACTGAGTATACAGTAGAAAAAGATGAAGAGAAAGAATTACTACTGAAAAGTTTGCAGAAAAAGCCCAATTTCAATAAAATCTTCAATGAGCTCTTTGAAAAGCACCGTATCAAAGATGACGAAAATGAAACTGGCTATGGTGACTGGTTCAAATCCGGCGAAAATATGGATACGCGCAGCACTACAATGGGTCAAATGAATGCCACCTTCGAACAAAAGAAACGCGAAGTAAAAGAGCTCATTCCCTTCAAAGATGTAGAGGAAATCGGCACATCAGCCTCGGGCCAATTTGACCTCACCCGTGATAAACCCGAGTATTACACATCGGCTCTCTTTAGTTCCCTGCAATACGAAGATTTAAAAAAAGCTCACGTCGAAAGTGTCATTCCTGTCACCTACGATGATTATCTGGCCCGACCGAAATTCAAAAATGTTTTAGAAATGCAGGCAGATCCGACTTACAATGACACGAAGCCGCTCTCCTTATCACAAGCCAAAGATTATCTACAACAACGGCAATCCTATCAAGCACAAAATGATGTCCGCCGTGCATATAAACTTGCCAAACAAGACGAAATTGTGCGCAAGGCGAATCAAGGCTGGATGAGTGGTTTCAAACAACTAAAATGAAATATATTATTTATATATATAAATGGCTTTACATAAATTCAGTCAATATACCCATTATATTTATCCTCTAACCATAACCATAATAATGAGTTTAATCTATAATAAATACAAAAAAAGTGAAGACGAAGATGAGAATATGCGAAATTATAAAATAGTCAAACAATATTTACTCAATGATTCTTCTTTAGCTCAAAGCAAAAAACCTATCATTTGGATTCATATGGATTATGAAGCGAATGCACGACAATGGCAAAGTTTTTTCTCACGCAAAACCGAAGACCTCAATCAGCCTTATCTCTATTTAACCTTAAAATCAATCATTGATAAATGTGGGGAAGAGTTTAACGTCTGCTTAATCGATGATGATACCTTCGGCAATATTATCCCTGGCTGGACAGTAGATTTATCACTTGTAGCCAGCCCTATTAAAATGAAAATCCGTCAATTGGCTTTGGCGAAAATTTTATACTATTATGGTGGGTTTCTCCTACCCAGTTCATTCATCTGTTTTCAAAATTTAGCTCCTCTCTATGATAGATTAACGGATGATGGAAAAATGTTTGTAGGTGAATTGGTTTCACGCACGGATGTCTCCGACAAAGTCGATTTTTTCCCTTCCACAAAATTTATGGGCTGCCAAAAAAATTGCCAACTGATGTCCGAATATATTAGTTATTTAGAAATCAATACTTCTACCGATTTTACAGCTGAAAGTCATTTTCTCGGCTCCTATAATCGCTGGTGTTATGAGAAAATTAATAGTGGCCGGATGAATATGATTCCGGCTGATATGTTGGGTGCGAGAGATACGGCAGGTAAACAAATCACCATAGACGTCTTAATGAGTAATAATTTCCTTTCGCTTTCCGAACGTGTACAAGGATTATATCTTCCCGCCGATGAAATTCTTCGACGAACAGCCTACCAATGGTTTGCACGCTTATCAGCCAAACAAGCCTTAGCGTCAGATACAACAATCGGCAAATATTTACTCATCAATAGGGGGTAAACCCCCTAAGACCCCCATGGAGGGCGGCGGTGAGCGGGGTTGTAGGGGCAGAGCCTCTAGAAATAGTATATAAATAGAATTGAATAACTATAGTTATATAATTAATATGCCCTACATCGTTTATAGTGGAATAGGTGCAAAAGAAACAGAAATACATTCTATTGAAGAATTTTTAGATATTATGAAAAATGCCTCGTTGCATTACTATGAAATGTCTTCTCTTGGATTTGATATGGAATATAAAAAATATTTACTTCCTCGTGATTTTACAAAGTTTACATTGGAAGAATGGATAGATTATACAGGTGCTGAATATTATGATTCCGAATGGTAAAGGGGGCTAGCTCGCCGCTACGCAAGCCCGCCGCTACGCAAGCCCGCCGCTACGCAAGCCCGCCGCTACGCAAGCCCGCCGCTACGCAAGCCCGCCGCTACGCAAGCCCTAACCCCCACGGTGGGCGGACGCGGTGAACGGATGTTTACACCCAGTGCATCCGCTCAACAAATGGGGGTGTGTTAGGACTTGCCCCTAAGTGGGGGTGTGGGGGCTTGCCCCCATATAGATCGAATAAACGATCTCATATGTTGAATTATTATAGACTAGCTTCGTCTCGTATTTTATACCAATACTATTACAAAGTTGCCTGATAATGGTAATGAACTTTATATAGTCCATTTTTCGCCGAACATAATGTTTTTTGGATTCATAGTAATAGTCATCAAGACTTTTCGTAAAAGGCGTAATAGTGTCTCGAAAAATAGCTTTTTTATACAGACTTTTATTGAAAATAAAACATTCCTCTGTTTCTTCGCCATTTTCTCTTATAAAATCCCATAAAATTTCCGGCTGTATTATGGTTTTAAATATTTGATTTTTCATTTATACTATAAGGATAAATTTTATATATTAAAAATACTTATATAAAATTTTATTGTACCGCTACATTATCAATTGCTTTAGCCAGCTCGGTTGCACTAGCGTTAGCCGAATCTGTTGCACTAGCGTTAGCCGAATCTGTTGCACTAGCGTTAGCCGAATCTGTTGCACTAGCACTAGCACTAGCCGCTCCGCTTGCAAAAATATTAATAAGATTATTCGTAAAATGTGCCAACTCTATATCATCCTCGTGCACATTATTGAAAATAGTTATGTACTTACAAATATACGGAATAATTGCGTATTTTTCCTCTTCGGTCAAGAGTGCCGTATTTTTCAAATAAATAAAATAGTTGTCCAAAATATCCATCACCGAATAGCCGCGATTCGATAAAACATAAATTAAAGCAACCGCTTTCCGCAAATCCTGTTCATGCTTACAGATACTTGTAAAATTATTAAATTCGTAAAAGGATATATTCGTACATACTTGATTCGCCAACTCAATCGTAATTTCTCGGTTCAAAAGTTTGAATTTCTCCAAATAGTTCACAATAATTCGAATTGATTTGTTACTAATAGAGATAATGAAATCACTTACTTCGGATGTAATATGAATATTCTCCAATATACAAATTTTCCCGATTATTTTTATCAGCTTATTTTCAGGTAGAGTCCGTTTTTTAATAATCGTCAAACGTGATTGCAAACTATCAATCACTTTTTGAGTATTGATGCAAGAGCCAATAAAATGCACATTATGGCTATATTTATCAATATAATTACGAAATACTTGCTGGCTCTGTTCATTGATAAAATCAATATCATCCACCACCAAGATTTTCTTCTTCCCTGATAAACTACTCGGCGTTTGACAAAACGTCTTCACATCGACGCGATAATACGAGATCCCCTGCTCTTTCAAATTATTGATGTATAAGATGTTTTCGTTCCCAACAATATTCACTGTACCATAATATTCGTGTATAATCGCATTGATTAAGGAAGTCTTACCACAACCTGAATCCCCTATAAAAAGAATATTTAATACATTCATCTCAAGTAAGGTTTTCAATAAAATATTCAGGTCTTCTTCTAAATCAAATTCATTCAACCAGAGTGGTTGATATTTATACAGGAACGGTTTTTCCATTTTACTAATTAATATTCGTAAATAACTATTTAAGTTTATATTTCTTTATAACAATAAATGAGTAATTATTATGAAGTCTTAGGCGTTCCGGAAACAGCGAGTCAGGAAGACATTAAAAAAGCCTATCGCCAACTATCTCTCAAGTATCACCCTGACCGCAACAGCAATTCACCCGAGTCTACGACGAAATTTCAAAGCATCAGTGCTGCTTATGAAGTGCTCGGTGACGAAGATAAACGCCGCCAACACGATATGCAGTCGAAAATGCAATTTGGCCCCGGTGGTGGTGGAATGCCTTTTCATATGCCGTTTGCCAATATGGGTGCTAATATGGGTGCTAATATGGCAGGCGGCGGTGGTTTGCCGACCTTCTTTACAACATCGACCAACGGAAATTTTGATCCAGCCGACATCCTGAATTTTATGTCCAATAATTTTTTCGGTCAAGGTGGCGGTGGCATCAAGATTGATGGGAACGGCATCCGCGTCGGCGGCAATGTCTTCAATATGGATAATCTCAAGCAGCGCCTAGCGAAACCCACCCCTATTATTAAAACGGAAACAATCACTCTTAGCAAAGCTTATACCGGCTATAATATGCCGATTGAAATCACCCGTTGGATCGTCGAAGGTGATGTGCGACGAGAAGAAACCGAAACGATTTATATTCCAATTCCGTGTGGCGTTGACAATAACGAAATCATTATTTTACGAGAGAAAGGTAATGTTCTCTCCGAGAACAACAAAGGCGATATCAAAGTCTTTATTAAAATAAATAATGATACAGACTTTGTGCGAAATGGTCTTGACTTGACCTTGAATAAAACGATTAGTTTAAAAGATGCGCTATGTGGATTAATCTTTGATATGCCTTATTTAGATGGACGCACCTTCAAGCTCAATAATAATGTAGGCAATATTATTACAAATAATTACGTGAAAGTTGTTCCAGGGCTCGGTATGAAACGCGCGGAGCATACCGGCAATTTACTAATTAATTTTAATGTCACTTTTCCCGAACAATTGACGACGGAGCAAATCGAGGCGTTGCGCACGATTCTTTAAAAACTTACTTCTCAATCAAGACGGCCTTCGCAATTTTCTTCATTATTTTGTTTTCACTATCGACGAACTCCTCCTTCCCACCCATCGCCTGTCCCATCATTTGAACGTACACATCGTTTAAAGGGTGCTGATTATTCATACAGGCCGGATACTTCTGGCTCCACGGCACGAGCATCGCACTGTTTTTATAGGTGACACGTTTAATGGCTTTGCGGATTCGATCATAGGTGCACGTCTCTTTTTCCCAAACATTATCATCCTTCACATACATAATCTCTCTTTTGGCATCACTACAATGAATCGGTCGTTTGTATATATCCAATGCATTGAGTTTTCGAATGATAATGTTACTTATCCCTTCTACATAACCGAGCTTTCCCACATCTTCGAGATCCGAGAGTTCTAACGTCATCGAATTGACAAAATCCATCAGATTCATCGCATCCTTACATTGTTCATTCAAGAAAAACTGCAAATTAAACGTCTTGTTATGACTATTGTTTTGCGAAATATATGTCCCACTATTCGCATTTTTACATACATCCAAGACTTGTTTCTGCAATTCGTGATTTTGTTTTTGCAAATCATTGTTGTTTTTCACAATCTCCAACACCAGATTCGTGAGAAATTTCACTTCATTCTCGGATGGTTCATTTAAATTCACTGGTTGGCATATTTTCTTGTGCTTCCATAGCCCGCTGTGAGTTTTGTATACTTTTCCACAACCGCACTCGTGGATTTTTTCGGTGGTGAAATTTACTTCCAAAATACTTCCATTTTCTTTCCGTTTGTGTTTACGTGTGAGTAGGTGGCGCTTCAATTCGGATTGGCGAGAGCATTTAACGTCACAAATTGTGCAGCTGAAATTTTCGGTGAAATCGGTGAAATTTTCGGGTTCCATTTCTTTCCTATATGGAAAGAATATTTTTCACCTAAATCCTTTTTTTTAATCATATTTTTTCGATGAAAAAAAATATGCTCACAACATTTTTCGTCTTTTTTTGAAAACGAGAGCATAATGGTCACAACCCAAAAAATCGGGTTTTTTTATTCCAATTTGGGAGGGCCAAATGAAAAATGGACATTTTAAAAATGTCCAAAATCGAGTTCTGAACGTCAAACCTGAAATTGTGATTTTTTGAATATCTATAGAAATAGAATGATCGATTTTTTTTGTAATTTTTCTGTTTTGCGGACGCACCCTTTTGCAGTGGGTTCCATCAATTTTTTTCAATCAAGACAGCCTTGGCAATTTTCTTCATTATTTTATTCTCACTATCCACAAATTCCTCTTTTCCTCCCATCGCTTGGCCCATCATTTTTACATAGACATCATTAAGTGGATGCTGGTTATTCATACAGGCGGGATACTTCTGGCTCCACGGAACTAACATAGAACTATTTTTATATGTCACCTTTTTTATAGCTTTGCGTAATTTATCGTAATTACTGTTCTCTTTCTCCCAAACATTATCATCCTTCACATACATAATCTCTCGTTTCGCATCGCTACAATGAATGGGCCGTTTGTATATATCTAAAGCATTCAGATTTCGAATGATTATATTACTGATGCCTTCGACATAACCGAGATTCCCGACATCTTCTAAATCCGAAAATTCTAATGTCATCGAATTGACAAAATCCATCAGATTCATTGCATCTTTACATTGTTCGTTCAAGAAGAATTGCATATTGAAGGTTTTGTTATGGCTATGATTGTTACTGTTAACCATTGACCCTTTACTACAGACATCCATCATTTGTTTTTGCAAATCGCCATTATTCTTCACCAATTCCAAAATGATGTTTTTGAAATCTTTGTTTTCATTGATTAATAATTCGATGACGGAATCTTTGTCTTTTATATAACCACCAATCGATTCGGGGTCAATTGGAACTGCTAAACTGGGTGCTGCTGGGCTTGATGATTCTAGACTTGATGATTCTAGACTTGGTGATTCTACACACGTTTTCTTGTGCTTCCATAATCCGGTCCGTTCTTTATATATTTTGTTACACAATGTGCAGTTAAATTTTAATTGGGAACTTTTGAGATTTTTATTGTTGAAATCTGTTGAATTTAAACGTTTCAAATGTTTAACGGTTTCTAAATGTCGGCTATATTGACTTAATCGCGACGTAGTATAGTCACATAGTTCACAATTATAATTAGTCGAACTTTTGGTGAACTTTTTTGTTGCTAATGTTGCCATTTTTTTGTAATATGGCAACATTTTAAAGTTCCTAAAGCGTCCGCGCCCAAAAAAGTGATGGTAACAACATTTTTGGCGAAAAATAAAAAGAAGACCATTATGGTCACAAATCAAAAAATGAAAGTTTTTGATTCCAATTCGGACGGCCCTTTTGGTTTTTGGACATTCCAAAAATGTCCAAAATCGAGTTCTGAAAAACAAACCTGAAAAAGTGAAATTATAAGAATTTATTTATCTTTTTTTGTTATATATCTTTGTTTGTTCCTGCGCTTGGCGATACGTCTCGTATTTTTACCTTTCTTGGTATTTTTGCGACTCGTATTTTTGTCTTTGCTATTCTTGCCTTTGCTATTCTTGCCTTTTTTGGTGCGCTTGCTTGTATTTTTGCGCCTTGCAACCTTTTTTAATAATTGCCGACAGGCCGGCGAATAACATGTTTTTAAACTAGGTGACTTCATACATTGTGGTGAATAACATACATGCTTTATTTTGTTCATATACTATATATGAAGATTAAAAACGGCATCCGCTATGAAAAGAATGGATGGATTTATATCTCAATCAAAGGCAACCCGAGTGATATCGGCTATGCTCACGGCTTCTTGGTGGCCAAGGAAATTAAAGAAATATTCAAAATGTTAGAGTTTACAATCTACGATGATTATGGCTATAAACTCGAATTATTCAGTGATATTGTTGGCGGTATTTGGGGCCCGATTATTAAAAAAAGTTTTCCGGAATATTATGAAGAGATTGTCGGAATCACCAAAGGCGCCAATGCCGGAGGATGCAAAGTCTCGGTGGATGATATGATTATGTGGAATTGTTTCGCCAGTATTGATTCGTTCTTTAGCGTTGTACCCGATGTGATTAAAGACTACCCCGAACTCGATAAAAAATATGGCGAGCTTTTTTCAGCTGGTGCAGCCAGTGGGCACAGCGAAGGTGGCGGTATATCTGAAACAAATATTGCAAGAACGGTTAACTTTACTCGATCACGCTCCGGTGGCTCCAATTCAACATCGACGGTGCCGATGATTGAGAAATTCCTCTCTGGTGGAAGTCCCGACCGTTGTTCTGGGTTTATGGCTGTTGGTAGTTATACCAAAGACAAGAAGATTGTCTGTGGTCATATTACTTTCGACAATTTCATTACCGGTCAAAACTATAATCTAATGATTGATTTACAGCCGACGAAAGGTGCGCGTATTCTTATGCAATCTGCGCCGGGTAAAATTTCCAGCGAAACGGATTTCTATGTCACCAGCAACGGTTTTATGTGCACCGAAACAACTATTGGCGGCTTCAATAAATTTGAATTGAGAGATCCGATTTGTTGCCGCATCCGCAAAGCAATGCAATATGGGAAAACCCTTGATGAAATCAAAGACCATTTGGTGAAAGAAAATAGCGGGGATTATGCGAATGCGTGGCTTGTCGGTGATACTAAAACCAACACCATTATGCGGGTGGAACTGGGCTTGAAATATATCAATGTAGAGAAGAAGAAGGATGGCTGTTTTATTGGTTTTAATAGTGCGGACGATCCGCGGTTGCGAAATTTGGAATGTGCCAATACGGGGCATTATGATATGCGGCGGCACCAAGGGGCACGGCACGTCCGTTTGACTGAATTAATGGAACAGCATAAAGGCCAGATTGACTTGAAAATCGCCGAAGAAATTATGGCCGACCATAAAGATGTGTATTTAGATCGCATCAACCCGTGCTCGCGAACCGTGTGTAGTCACTATGAGCTCGATGACCGCGCTTTTATGTCAGACCCCTCACGACCGAAGCCCTTCCAGCCACGTGGATCTTTAGATGGTAAGGTATGTGATACGACGTTGTGTAAGAAAATGGGCTTTATGGCACGCTGGGGTACATCGTGTGGTATTCCTTTTGATAAAACTGAGTTTTGCAAACGGAATATTATTTGGGCGATTCAAGAACCCTATCTTAAAGATAGACCACAACAGCCGTGGACAGAATTCACGATTCATAAAGGCGCTATAAGCGTGAAGAATCTGACAAAGAAGAAGGAAGAGAAGGTTTTGCAAATGAAGCGGACCAAGAAGAATAAACTGAAGGGGTTGGCACCCCCTACATCCCCCATTACGGGATAAGCGGACGCACTCTTAGAGATATAAAATAACATATATAAAGTTAAACCACTTTATATATTTTAATGGCGACATTGAAGCGCATAAAGAAAGAACTAGAAGAAATGCAAAAGAACCCACCGGAAAATTGCTCGGCCGGTTTAATCAGCGAAACTAACCTTTTTCATTGGCGAGCGACAATTATTGGACCGGAGGGTAGTCCTTATCACGGTGGAATTTTTTATCTGAACATTCAGATGCCAACGGATTATCCATTCAAGGCACCACAAATTAAATTCATCACTAAGATTTATCACTGCAATGTGAATACAAATGGGTCGATCTGCTTAGATATTTTGAAAGATAAATGGAGTCCGGCACTCACTATTAGTAAAGCACTTCTTAGTATTTGTTCATTGATCGACGACCCGAATCCGAACGATCCATTGGTCTATGAAATCGCGGACCTTTTTCTAAAAGATAAAGCGAAGCACGATGCGAATGCACGAGAGATGACACTTCAATACGCGACTGGTTAAACGGGGGAAACCCCCGTGAGCCCCCCATTATGGGGAAGGGCGGATATGAATTGTCGATACATTCGTATTTCAAAATGCCGATTTTTTTATAAATAAATAAAATTGAATTACCTTTTTATGTATTTTAATATAAACAACGAACGAAAATGGAAACGATTACCAAAGAAGTTTTGCTAAAAAGCGACCCAGCCTTGGAAAACCGCCCGTATCAATTAAAAGCATTGTTAAGCATTTTCCTTTACGCAAAATGCTTGGTAAAAATGTTTTGTGGAACAGGTAAATCCCGTATTATTACAAATGTGATTATTCACGAAAAAAAAGAATTAAGTGTCGTGGTTTTTCCATCCCTTGCACTCATTAGTCAATATTCGGCGGACTATTTGAATAATGAAGAATACGTTAGACATTTCAAAAAGCATAAGACGATGAATGTGTCGTCTGAGAGTTTAACAACCATTGACAGCACAACCGCACCAAAAGAAATCAAAAAGTTTCTGAAATTGAAAAGTCCAAAAATTATATTGGTGACGTATCAGAGTTTTCAGGTCTTATTGGATTGTTTGGAAGGGCAGAAAATCGGTTTGGTCTGCTACGATGAAGCCCACCACGTCGTCTCACCTGAAACGCAGAAACTGGTTTTCGGTACGGCCTATTATGAAAAAGAAGTGTTCTTTACCGCGACACCCAAGAATGAAAATGGCATTACGATGTTTGACCGAGATGACCCTGAAAAAAATATGTGTGGTCCGGTAGCGTATGACTATACCTATTTACAAGGCTTAGTGGATGAAGTGCTGAATGCGTTTGAAATCTGTATTGATATGTATACCGAGAATACGAATGCGTCTATTTATGAAGCGATGGCGCGGGCCATCTTAGCACGGAATACCAGTCGGGTGTTGTCTTTTCATTCAGGCGTGAATGGGGTGAGCAATACGAATGTCTGGAACTTCGTGAATGAAACCGAGTTTAATACCGCATTTGCGAAAGTGCAAAAAGCCGAGTTCCCTGAAAAAGCGGGATATTATACCAAGATAACCTTTAAGGGTATGGACGGAAATACGCCTTCAATTGAAAGAAAAGCGATGCTTAAAGCCTTAGATGACACTCCGAATAACGAAATCTATATCATCGCTTCATGTGAAACAATTGGCGAGGGAGTAGATACCAAGAAAGCGAATATGTGTCTCTTCGCTGACCCCAAATCGTCTATTACAAAAATTATCCAAAATATTGGGCGCGTCGTACGACGAAATAAGGCTCACCCTGTATCCACCATTCTTATTCCATGCTGGGTAAATATGGAAAACTACGCAGCCGCAAATGGCGATCGAGTAAAACAAGATGAACTCATTCGTCAACAAATGCGGTCAGAGAAGGGCGATTATGCATCTATTCTGAATGTCTTGGGTGCCTTAAAACAGGAAGATCCGGAACTGTATGAGATGTGTTTGAATTACCCGAACCGACGATACAAAGAAGAATCCTTGGAAGAACAGGGGTTTCGGATTGTAGATGCAAGCGACGAAGACGAAATAGAAGAATATTCCTCTGAAGAAGTCCAAGAAATGAAAGAAACTGGAGAACCCTTAGAAATTCATACGAACGACACGATTGAACGGTTCAATGAAGATTCAGAGGATGAACCTTTAAGGCGTTTATATCATGACGAAGAGGAAGACGTTTATAAACCTATTGTCCGCACAGATGATGAAAGCGAATCAGATGAAGAAGACGAACGCCAAATTATTCAACCACCAAAACCAAAAGCCAGTATAAAAATGTCTATCCACCAAGACGACGCTATTCAAATGTTGTGGGGCGTGATAGGCGAACTGGATTTCAGCAAAAAGTTTTGCTCGGTGGTGATTGAATGTGAAGTGGTGAAAGTTGACCCGATGGAAATTGCGATTGCTATTGTGGAAAGAGCAATCGCACGAGAATCAAATGGAAAGAATTTATTGCCACGAGATTTATATCGTATAACAGAACGAAATGAATTTGAAAAACAAGAATATTCTGATTATATTAAATTGCGTAATTGGAAAAGAAAAAATTATTTATCAATTAAATTAATTAATTATTTAAATGAAAACTTATGTGGTTGGAATCACATAAGATACACATTTGAAGACGCTACGTATAATGCCAAATTAATTGTTGAACGGGCGAGATTGCGTGAATCAAACGGGCAAAATTTGTTGCCTAAACATTATTGTGGAGATGAATGCACAAGTGAACAACAATTAGAAAAAAAAGATGCTATGCGACTAGGAAATTGGTCAAACGGTCTTACTGTTAATAATAAGGTTGCGATATTTATTAAACCATATTTGGACGAGTTCTTGCCTGGATGGAACAACGATTTAGATGAGATTGCTATGAAATATGCCATCGGGTTAGTTCAACGAGCAAAAGAACGCCAAATAAAAGGATTAAACTTACTTCCTCGTTATCGTCCAAAGAATCAATATCCGAATTTGTCAGAAGAACAAATTCAAGAGAATTCTGATAAAGCCAAACTTGATTCTTGGGATCACGTATTGAAGGGTACAGGTAAAGGAAGATGTTCTGATGATATTCATAAATATTTGAACGAACATTTACCTGGATGGCGTGAAACACTTGATGACAAATGTATAAAAGAAGTAAACGAATTGATAAAACGTGCAAAAACACGGGAAACAAATGGCGGGGATTTATTGCCAAAACAGTTTCATCATATTCTAAAAAATGAAAGAACGCCGGCACAAAATATCGAATATAAAGATGCCAATAAATTAAAAAATATTAAAAAAGCAATAACTACACAAGAAAAGAACAAACCAAAAAAAAATGTAAAGAAACCAACGAAGAAACATGAAAAAAAAAGAAGAAAAGTTTCAAAAACTGTCATTGATTTATTGGATGAAAATTTGCCCGGATGGAATGAAAGTATAAATGATATCGCAATTAAATTTGCGAATGATATTATAAAACGAGCAAATATTCGTAAAGAAGCAGGTGGAAAATTATTACCAACAAATTATTCTAAACCCAAAAATGGTGAAGACGTGAGAACGGAAGAACAAAAACAAGAACAACTTGATGATAATAAATTACGAAATTGGCGTTCGGCATTAGCAGGTTCTGAAAATGCTGTATGTTGTGATGAAGTGCGTGATTTATTAGATGCTAACTTACCAAAATGGAGAGAACTAAAAGGTAAAGGAAAAAAACAACCAGTCCCTGAACCAACTCAACCCGAAGCACCACCACCCAAGAAACCCAAGTTAATTCTAAAAAAACAAACCGCCATCCCTATAGCAACTACAACCGCAACAGAAACAACAACACCGCACCATTTCCCGCCTCCATCTGAAATTGGTATCTTACACAAAACTTATTTAAAAATGCGTTCTGATACGCTTAATGCAAAGTTCAAATCTGAGCCACAACTCTGGCAGGATTACCACGCCGCACGCAAACGCAATTTTGCCACATACGACACCGGATCTATCCCATCTAATCAGATTATTCGGGAACTGGAAAAAATCCAAACGAAACGGCGAAAAGTTGTCGTCGATATGGGTTGCGGTGAAGCCCCGATCGCTCATCATTTTCAAAACGATAATCGCTTTACTTTCCATAACTACGACCACCAATCAGGCGGTGACCCGCTTATACAAGAAGTGGATATTTCCGCCTTACCCTTAGACGATGCCTCGGTGGAAATTGGCATCATGTCCTTAGCCCTCTGGGGAACGCACGAAAATTGCACGCAATACATTAAAGAAGCGTATCGAGTCTTGGAAAGCGGCGGCAAGTTTTACATCAGTGACAGCACCAAAAAATGGTCACCTGAACCACTCACACCAGAAAACGGAGGCGACGTTTTACGCACACTACTTACTACCAACGGCTTCAAGATTATAAATGAATCGATTGGGTCGCCCTTCTGTTTATTCGTGTGTGCAAAAATCTATTAATGTGTTTAGTTGTTTTGATATGCCGAAATAATTTTTTTTATTCCAGATTGTAATAATCACAATTATAATACAATAATAGTGATTTAAACACAAATACGGGGTTGTAGGGGCAGAGCCCCTATGAGATCCGCTTCGTCGCAATAGACGCACTCACAATATAGAGCGAGTTTTCCGTCACAATGATATATTCACCTTCGACCTTGTAGATCTTTTCAATAGGCGAGGTGTATTCATCCTCACTCTTCACCAACAACTTTTCACCGTTATCACGAACGCCAATAAGTACTTTACTATCCTGCGAATTTGTCCAATAGTCTAGCATAATTGGCTTATCATCTACAACGGCAATTTTTACACAATGCTGCAAACATTGGTTACTGGGGGCCGTAAAAGTTGGCACTGTAGCTTTATCGGACATCTATATACTTACGGTTTTAAAATCTTTAAATACTTTTGGACGAATTAAAAATAATTATACTTAATATAATGGCAAGTGAAACGGCTGCTGCAAGTGAAACGGCTGCTGCAAGTGAAACGGCAAATGAAATAGAGGCAAATGAAACAGACACAAATGCAAAAGAGACAAAATCGTGGGAAATCTTCTACGCCTATTCAAAAATAATGAACGACTATTTATATCATTTTACAGAATCAGAAAAATATAAAAAGGCAGGAAAAGATTGCACTTATTTATTGATAAATGGCTTTACAACATTAACCCATGTCTTTAAAATAATGCTAAATCATACATTAACTTTGGCTATCGAAAACACCGAAAAAGCCATCTATTATTACACTCAATTCATTGAACAAATGGACGAAAATATAATGTATGACTTGAATGTCTCGTCAAACAATGCTTCTTTGTTTGTTTATAAAAAAACCATAACTAACTTACAAGAAAAACAAAATATAGTTTCAAGTGATTGTATTAAAAATATAAATGATTTATTGCTAATATATCGTCGGTTATTTGATAAATTAATTCAGAAGAATGGTTACAATTCATCTATTCCATCAAAATTGAACACACTGGCGATTGAATTGCATAAGAATAACGAGCATAAGAATAACGAGCATAAGAATAACGAGCATAAGAATAATAGCGGTGAATTAGTGTTTCATACCGAACTGGTAAATGTTATGTTATTTATTAATCATTTACCTCATACTAAAGAAAAGGAACTTCCTGAATCTACACTTTACGATGCGATATATTTGTATATTAAAAAGTATAGGAAATATGCGTTAAATTTGGAAAAAATATTTAAAAAAAAGGCAGAACCAAATTATGATAGCAAATTAATGAATGAAAGTGTAACAAATTATATTAAATGGCTTCTAGACCAAAATTAACTTTTTACGAATTTTTCGCGGTTTATCTAATGCAACGCCTGTTATCGGTTTGGCTAAGATACTTAAACCTTTTATTTCGTCATATTCAACCTCAAACATTTGTCGCAAGAAATTATAAATTTCATAGAGCATTTCTTCCGAACATTTGCCCACGATCAAAACACTTCCGGTGCGAAAGACCATAAAAGATATTTTGCTCACAGTTGTTCCACTTGCCGTTGACGGCTGAATACCGGTCTGAACATCGAGTAACGCATTGTGATAAAATTCGCACTGAATACCCGGATAAGAACACGGATCGAAATTACTATTTATTTTATACTTGTATTTCAACAATTTATACATCTTCTCTCGGTTGATATAATAGCCGCAACTAAAATTCGAATTGATCATCACCGTTTCGCTCTTATGGTCTAAAAACCCGAGTGGCGGTAAGGTTGCGTCGACCACCACAATGGGCGTTAAAATCTCAACCAGTAAAGTCAAGACCTTATTTAAAATCGTGGAATCTTGAATACCCGGAATTTCCAATTTGCCAGTGTTGAACACTTTCACGTGAATTTCTTTGTAAGCATTGTTGTGTAGAAGGCGTAAGATGACGACAAAACAATTGTAAAAGGCGCTTTTGCGCTTGCAGCGGTAACTCGTAATATCCTTCTTGCAAATGCCGATACTGACCTTACGGACGTCCTTAAATTTGTTGCGACCATCGGTAGCGTGCACTTGGTTGATGATATAATCGTCCACATAATCGTAGCTTGTTTTCTCCTTTTCAATTTCGCTTACTTCTTCGGGTGTTGTAGAGTTGAATTTCATTTGTTTTTTAATGACGCCAGTATGGGGGTCGTGATATTTAATCAAGGGGATGGTCCAAAATACTTGTTTTAAATCAATAGGATAATTCAAATAAGAGATTTTTGTTTTGGTCGAGATATTTAAGGGCGAACATTTAGGTATGTGTTCTATTAATGTTGCGACATCATCCAAATTATTTGCCACGGATTGTGGGACAATATCATCGCAACAGAAATTTGACCAAGCCGAATCAATGTCATTTATTTCTTCTTCATATGAACGCAATGATCCTGAACCTAATTCTTTTGCACCTAATTCTTTTGCATACGCCATTCCTAAGTTGTTTTACAACCGTTTCTTTAAGTTATTCTATTTCAATTATTTTCTAAATAGATATAAAATGGATGAGATCGCCAAATCAATCGCTATACCCAAACGCGTTATAAGTGAACAATATAGTTTAAGTAATATACAATTTGGACCGACTCAAAATTCCCCACCAAGTTTATGGAAGATGCGTTTAAATAAGCGTATTGGCACGGATAATCCTCTGAAAAAATGCGTTCATTCATAAAATACACGGTTAATCAAATAACTCGTGTAATTTCAAGACGGTGTAGTTCACAATATAATCAATCGGCGGCTCATTCAAATGCATAATAAATTCAGTAAATTTCAAGAAATCACTTGTTAAATACTCTTGCTTAAAATGAATAATATAATTCAAATAATCCTTTATTATATTTTTTATCTCGATATTATAGTCTGAACTAATTTTATAGATTTGTTTTTTCGATTCCGTATATTTCTTCTTATCTTTTATCATTAGTGTTAATTCATTCCAAATATTATCATCCACCACTTCTTTGTTTGTGACAATATATTGGTTCGATTGGATATAATTAATCATACTACGGATGTCGGATTTAAATAACCGCTGAATTGATCTTAATTTTTCATAAGGAATCGTAAGCGCTTCTTTGGTGCAAATCGCGGACAAAAAATGGATAATATCAGGCTCGGGTAATTGGTTAAAACGGATGCGCATAAATTCATTCTGTAACGATTCGTCGATGCGACTAATATAATTGCAAATAAGACAAAAGCGCACATTATTATTAAACCCTTGTAAGAGATATTTGAGCGCTTGTTGGGCATTTTTAGTCATATAATCGACCTCATCCAAGATAACAAATTTAATACCATTGTGAAAAAGCGAATTGGAATTGACAAACTGGTGAATCTGACTACGAATGATATCGATACCTCTTTCGTCTGAAGCATTCAAGTGAATCATCAGTCCTTTGTTGAGTTGATTATGCTTCTCTTGAAATTTATTCACCAAATTAATAATAGTGGTGGTTTTGCCGGTGCCGGGCGGACCATACAGCAATATATTTGGAAAATAATTTGTCTCGATAATACGGTCGATGATGGTCTTGTTAAAAGGGTCCAAGACAATATCATTGAGGTTATTGGGGCGATATTTTTCTACCCAAGGTATAGTTTTATCGATGCATATGGTTTTATCGATGCATATGGTTTTATCGATGCATATGGTTTTATCGATGCATATGGTTTTATCGACATGGGTCATTATAGTGAATTAACTATTTTGTTTTTAATATAAAAATAAATATCTATATTAAAAATAATGGCAGGGATTATGGAATTATATGCGGATTGTGGGTATTTGGAAATAATAAAAGGACCTATGTTTTCAGGCAAAACCACACGTCTCTTGGATATTTATAAGAAATTTTCCTTTTGTGAAATAAAAACAATGGTTATTAATTATGAAAAAGACAACCGTTATTCTGATATTTTACTTTCCTCACACGATAAAGTAATGATTCCGTGCATTAAAGCATTGAAATTAAGTGATATTATTCAATTTACTAATGGTAGTGTCGATCATACTATAAATAAAAAATATTATGAAGATTTTATGCTTTCAAAAGTGATCTTAATCAACGAAGGGCAATTTTTCGCTGATATTGTTGAATGGGTTACGATTGCCGTTGAGAAGTATCATAAAAATGTTTATATTTGTGGTTTAAACAGCGATTTTACACGTAGTAAATTTGGAAATTGGCTTGATTTGGAGGCCATCAGTGATAATATCGTAATGCTGCATTCGTTTTGCAGTCATTGTAAAAAACGACCGGCAATTTTTAGTCATCGACTAAGTAACGAAAAAGAGTTGGAAGTGATTGGCGCAGACTGTTATATTCCAGTTTGTCGGAAATGCTATAATATTCTTACTACTAAACCTCGAATGTTACCTTTGAACAACCCTTTTATTATAGAGTCATCAAATATAGACTCATCAAATATACATTATTATCCACTTAAAAAAGCTTAATTATTTAATAAAACCATTTAAATTTCTTTATGATATAACTGTAATTATGTCGGATGCAATAAAGCCCAAAAGAGTCCGGAAAGCTAAAAAGAGTGCAAGCGAAGCAGGAGCAGGAGCACACGAAGTAGCACACGTAGGAGCAGAAGCACATGTAGAAGCACACGAAGTAGCACACGAAGTAGCACACGAAGCAGCAAACGAAGTAGCAAGTGCAAGCGCAAACGAAGTAGCACACGAAGTAGCAAGTGCAAGCGCAAACGAAGTAGCAAACGAAGTAGCAAGTGCAAGCGCAGCAGATGCAAGCGCAGCAGATGCAAGCGCAGCAGATGCAAGCGCAGCAGATTTAGCACCTCAAGCAAAAACCACGGACGTCAAATTACCCAAAAAACGTGGTCGAAAACCCAAGGGTGGTAAAATAATTCAAAATAATTTTACATTAGAAACCAGTAAAATTCACGAACCGAACATAATTATGCATCTTAAATGTGGTGAAACAGATTTGGCACAAAATACATTTATAAATGACTCAAATATACAACCAGTCGAAACATTCCAATTCGAAAAGACAAATGATCTCGGCTATAGTGTCATTGATTATGGCGTCAAAGATGGCGGTGTCAAAGATTATATTACCAAAAACGATTATAATGAAATTCAACCAGATGCAAATGAAAAAAAATACACAAACGAAAGTGATGAGACGCGGCAAATATGGGGGAAATTAAAAGAATTGACTTATCAGCTGCATACAAATAGTATATCCGATAAAAAGTCCGCGTGCTTTTGGTGCACGTGTGATTTCGATAATCCGACGATTTTAATCCCCAAGTTCGAGTTAAATAAGATGTATCATTGCTATGGTTGTTTCTGTAGTCCTGAATGCGCCACAGCTTATCTCTTTGAAGAACACGTGGATAGTTCGACGCGGTTTGAGAGATACCATTTGCTCAACCATATCTATTGCAAAATATACAACTACGAAAAGAACATAAAACCTGCGCCCAATCCTTATTATATTTTAAATAAATATTATGGTAATCTCTCCATTCAAGAATATCGCAAGCTCTTGAAGAACGAAAGGTTACTCTTAATTGTGGATAAACCTTTGTCACGTGTCCTACCCGAGCTTCACGAGGATAATGATGATTATATGTTTAATGGTGCCACGATTTCGACCTCGAATAAATTCAAATTACGCCGGAAGACGAAACAGACCAAGACGGATATTTTGACGGATACGTTTAATATGGGGGGTGCCCCACCACGCCCCCCACCTGCGGCGAATAACGTATCAAATTAGGTGTTTTAATCTCTATATTTGCGTAGATATATAGATTAAAAGGAAAAATTGAAATTAAAAAAATCAAATAATATTAATCAAAATACAAAGACAAGAATGGAACGAACGATCAGAACAATCGCAACCGTCTCTTTTGACAAAATGACGCATAAACAAGTTCAAGACGGTCGTCAAACCTTGGGGCAAGACATTGAATCCATCCGGAGGGATAATACCGATCGATATGCTCCTTATGGCGAATTCGACGACAATAGTGTTTGTTGGGGTAGAGCGACATTAGCCGGCAAAAATATTCAATCCAACAAAATTGACGTGTTTGACAACGGAAGTTTTGATAATGAAGATCGTTTTAAACGTGCTTTCACAAAAAACAAAGTTGAGACAGATACACGCTACAATTCAGCCAAACCAATCCTTGGCAAATATAACTACGGACTGACCAATTCCTCTATTCTGCTCGGTGACGATGCGTATCTAATCCACCATTTTGGTGATGGTATCTATAAAAAAACCAAATTTAGTGTTGAGAAAGCTATCCGCGAGAACACTATTACGGAAAATATATGCGATGCATCAGTGGATGAAATAGAGCAATTTCTTCGCTATCAATATATGATCGACCCATCATATGACCAAAAAACCGGCCGTGGTACGCATTTGCGAATTGAAAATTTGGTTCGAAAAAATACACCCGATACATTTACACAACTCTGCCGGTTTATGTATGGCTTGTATTCGCCGGAATGTCATCAAAGAACGACATTCAAGCTTTATAATTCCATTCATCATGCCTCAGCCAATCCAACTACCGTAGACGAGTATACTATTGCGCCGAACGATTTATCATTTGGCGCCAAGCCGTGTGAAACCAACACTGTCTATGTCTATCGTGACGAAAAGGATGAAGACAAATTCATATATACAAAAAAACAATTAACAAACAAACACGAACTCTATCATTTTGTTGTTAAAGTATTTGTCTTTGACGAAAGTCAAGCGGCCGCCGAAAAAGAAATATTCGGTAATAAGACACATACAGAACGGGTTGGTTTTGGTATACGACGCGCAGGTCGGTTAGTAACAGGGATCTTCCCGAAGCTTTGGGTGTTATCAAGTGGCGAAATGCGTGGAAAGGGTATCCGCATTCATATTGATATTCCTCCGAATGAAGAAGCGGACCGGGACTGGTGCATTGGCACGTTCAAGAAGATTACTGATGATACGTGGATTCATTTCAATCCTTGCTTACAGAATTTTATCCGAGAAGAATTTAAGGATAATAACCGGCGGTTGGAAGTAGATATAAAATTAAAGCGAGCAGCAATTGCTGCACAATATACCGAAAAGTCGAAGAATATAAAGAATTTGACCAAGGAAGAAACAAAACAATTGGTGGAAGAAACCAAGAAAATACTACAATTGGAGCTTGAGAAAAAAGACGTGATTCCAAAAAGAAATGGAAATGCGTATTCGGCTATAATGAAATACATCGATGAGCTTGAACTGCACGCGAAATCGGTTGTGCCAGCGCCAGTGCCTGCACCTCTGCCAGCGCCAGCGCCTATGCCTGCACCTCTGCCAGCGCCAGCGCCTATGCCTGCACCTCTGCCAGTGCCTATGCCAAAGCCAAAGCCAGTTGAACCAAAGCCTGTTGAACCAAAGCCTGTTGAGCCAAAGCCTATGCCAAAGCCTGTTGAGCCAAAACCTACGCCAACTCCTCAGCCTATGCCAAAGCCTATGCCAAAGCCAGTGCCTTTACCAACGCCACCACCTACAAAAAAAGAATTATCATACGAGGACTGGTTAAAGAAAGTTGGTGGTAGTGAAGTATATTTGAAAGCTCGCTATAATATAGAAAAAAAATTATAGAAGTATAGAAGAGGGCTTGCCCCCTAAGTGGGGGTTGTAGGGGGCTTGCCCCCTAAGTGGGGGTTGTAGGGGGCTTGCCCCCTAAGTGGCTTGCCCCCTTATGCAAAATAAACCACTCTTGGCTTTAAATTTCAATTTCATTACCGCTAACCGTGCACAAATACTATATGATTTTTTAAATTCATCTGCATCAAATTCACCCAGATTTGGGTTTTCATTTATACGGTCAATGATGTAATTGTAAAAAATTTCTAATAAATCTTGCAATTCACTGTCATTTTTAATTTTTTCACCCACGTCAACAAAATTATTGCTGCGAGTTAATAAGTCCATCAGAATCAAGACCAATTGTGGGACATTTTTTGCATCAAATGTTTTTGTTGCAAAGATCGTATTTATAATATAATCATCGATACAAGACATAAATGTGTTATCACGTAATAAGCATTCAAATACAAATAAGGGGTTGCCGTCCATTATAGTTATACATATATACTATTTATATATATATAATGATATCATTTTTGACATCGATAGCCTTAGATGTTTCACTCGGAATTGCGTGGTGGATAACAAAGCAAGTTGCTTATACAACAGTCAATGGAATTAGTAATGGTATTACTTATATGCTAACGGCTGCATAATATAATCTCTCATTATATATATGATTATCGAACAGAAAAAAAAAGGAAAGGTAACAGAATACATCGTAGATAAAGATTATCCAGATAGCAAGTTACTAGAGAAAGTGATGAATCATAAAATAAAACCAGCACAAATCAAGACATTTATAAAAGATGATGCCGATGTTTATACCAAAGAAGGTAAATTGCTACTAAGATTTAGAAAAGGCAAATTGAAAAAAGAAAATGTCAATGCGTTTTATGAGAATGTCATCAAATTTGCAGAACATACGACGAATAATCGTGGCTCCGCTTCGGGTAGTAAAAGTAAAAATATCTATGATAATCCCAAAGTAAAGTCGAATATTATTGGTTATTTTGACAAACTCTCGCCGAACCACAAATTTACCTATAAACAAAAAGGGATTCCGTTACCCAAAATAACAGTACGCGAAACGCGTTTTTTGGCCGATCATCCGGAAAAATTTAAAAAGCTATTGCCACTCATTAAAGAAATTGACAAATATTATCAACAATATATACCCGAGCCTTATAAAAAACAAAGACGTAAGGCGAATCAAACACCATTTAAAATAAACGGGACATCCTTTACCACCATCACGACCAACGTGAATTACCAAACCGCGGTGCATACAGATAAAGGGGACGATATCGAAGGGTTTGGAAATCTGGCCGTCATTGAAAAAGGCAAATATACAGGCGGCGAAACGTGCTTTCCGCAATATGGGATTGGGGTAGATGTCAGAACCGGTGATATTTTATATATGGATGTGCATCAGCCACACGGAAATTTACCGATTGAGTTAGAGTCGGAAGATGCCAAACGCTTATCGATTGTGTGCTATTTGCGGAAAAACATTTGGGATCAGACCAAGGGCAAAACAATGAAGTTTAAAGAATATCATACACGGACATTGAAAAAAGTGACGAAGAATGAGAAGAAATAAAGCACTTTTCAAAAAAGTGCCGCAAAACAAATACTTTTGAAAAAGTATCGCAAAACATACTTTTTCAAAAGTATCGCAAAACAAATACTTTTGAAAAAGTATCGCAAAACAAATACTTTTTGAAAAAGTGCCGCAAAACATACTTTTGAAAAAGTATCGCAAAACATACTTTTGAAAAAGTATCGCAAAACCTTCGTATCATACTTTTTACAGATTTTTGTGATACTTTTTTTAAAAGTATTTTTACACCTTTTTGCCATACTTTTTTCAAAAGTATTATATATACAATGACCGATTATGTCATTTGTATTCCGAGTTACAAAAGAGCAGTGGTATGCAAGGAGCGGACATTAAATACCTTACACAAAAATAACATAGACCCGAAAAAAATAAACGTCTATGTGGCGAATAAAGAAGATTATGAGCTTTACAAAACTACACTCGATCCGAAAACCTATAATAAACTCATCATTGGTAAAAAAGGTTTAGTGCCACAAAGGCAGTTCATCACCAATCAATGGCCCGCCAATAAACATATTGTCTTCTTAGATGATGATGTAGAAAGTATTGATTTATCGCTATCGCCTGCGTTCAAAAAGCATAATTTAGATTATTTTATTAAATACGCTTTTAGTGAATGCGTTAAATACAAGTCCTATATCTGGGGTGTCTATGCCGTCTTTAACCCGTTTTTCCGTAAAGCCCGCAAAGAAATGACAACTGATTTAAATTATATCGTAGGTGCTTTTTATGGGATCATTAATCGACCCACATTAAAGGCGGTTCAATTGACTATCACCAAAGAAAACGGCCAAAAAGAAGATGTGGAGAGAACACTGAAATATTTCTTACACGATGGTATTGTTTTACGTTTCAATAAAATCGGGTTTGTGACGAAATACTATGGGAAAGAAGGCGGGCTCGGTCGATTTGAAGACCGTATTAAACCGATGCTGGAAGCAAGTAAGAAACTCAAGGCCAAGTATCCTGACTATGGAGAGATTAAAATGAGAGGTAACGGAATGGCCGAGTTTGTCTTGAAAAAGGTCGTGTCAAGACTCGATGGAGCGAATAAAACCCAGAATATAAAACCAGTAAAGAAAAACAAAACAAAGAAGGTAAGAAAATAAAAAACCATTGAGGTCTTTTTTTCTTTTTTTATTCGTTTATTCAACAACATCCTAGCTATTTTTATAATTTATAGATAGGGCAACACTTGCGTCTTATAATAATCGGGGTCAAGTGTGCCCATTCTCAAGTTACATGAAGCGCAAAGTGGTATAAGGTTGTCTAACTCTAATAGGCCACCACGCGCACGTGCTAAAATATGCCCGACGTGGAACGTCCCCATTGTTATATTGGCTCCACAGGTATCACACGTGCCTCTCACTAAGGCTTTTTCAAAAACCTGTTTCTTCAATGCCTTTGATGGTTTTCTGGTATCAATTGGCTTGGCTAGTTCAGTCATGCTTTCCAATTCCATAATACATGCGTTGAAATAAGATTTGCGCAGTTCGGTATTACTACCCTCCCATAGAGTTTTCTTTTCTTTTTTTTGTCCATCTGTTGAAAATAACTTCATATGGCTGGCAAGGATGAGAGTGTCAACCTCGCAGCGAAAGAAGTGAGTAATCAACGCAAACATCTGCGAAGGATTCAGTTGAATATCCTCTGGCAGGCTTTGGAGAAACTCCATTCCAGAACGAAACCGATCATCAAAGGCGTCAAATTGTTCACCGGATGGGTTAAGCTCAATCTTATTGTTTTTGATATCCTTTAATATGTCACCGTCTTTTTTTAAGAATATTTTGACCGGTTCACTTCGCTCTTCTTTTGAATTTATAAATAACAAGAAGCAGCGTGTGGCCCACTGAACCCAGAAGCGTGATGCTTTTCTAGAGCAATAGGTAAAGAATATGTTCATCATATCTTCATACCCGTTGCGATCAAATTCGGCGATTAGCTTACAAGAAGTCATGTTTTTTAGGAAATCGGAGTTACGAACCGGTATGCCCTTTTGCAAAGACATAAAATTCTCGCGACGTTCATCCATTGAAAGTGGGGAACGTATGACCTTCAGGTCAATCGAGAAGCTATTGAACTTGTCTTTTTCATCTTGGTCGTAGAAACATGGCAGGGAACCATCTTTGTTGTATTCTCTACACCAGTCTTTAACTTCGTCCGTCTCGTTATAAAAGAGGCGGTGTATTTGTTTGTTACCATTTTCGTCAACGGTTTCAAACCGTTCGTGAACGATAAAGGGTTTTTTGATATGCGGCAATCTCTGTACTGAACTGGATTTGAATGCGTTCAATGTAAATAGCCGGTGTTGACCATCGACGACTTCATAATTATACTTACCTTGATGTTCGATTTTGTCTTGAGGGTGTAGTTGATACGTAGTTAAGCCCGGAACTAGCCCGTTGTTCATTACGGTTCCGACAAAATCACACATCGCGTCTAGGTTCCAGCGGATATGACGCTGGTAACGAGGACGTAGATTTACTTTATCGAAATACTCTGGATAAAGTAAATCCCGAATCTCTTTGGGTTTGCTTTGGGGCTCGGTTGTACCGAGCAGGTTCTTTCGGACGCGGATACACGACATCATTCTCGTTTAAAATTTGTTTGCTTCGTTATCTTTTTGGGGGTTATTATTGCATAAATTGGGGGAAAGTATTTCAATTTTTTTCTTCTTGCACTTATTTTTACTAATATAATTTCCATTCTCTTTCGATCTATTCTTTCTTTTCTAAATAGGTTTTCGCAGCGTCATCCATCATACCGCGGATTTCTTTATAGATTTGCTGGTTGACAGAGAGGCGGGTCTTGCAAGGAGGTGGTATAATTTTATCACCGATTAAATACTCGCGAATAACTTTCGTGACGTCATCCTTATGCTTGGCCAATTTTTCTCGAGCCGTCGGTTCATCATAATTCGTTTGGCGCATAATTATATCGACATCGGTTACACTTGTTTTATCTGCACCTGTTTTATCTGTATCAGTTGAATCCATTAATATAAATAAAATAAAGTATTTTCTAAATCATATTAAACGAACTTTATATTTAATAGTATAACTCCAAGAAAAGGAAAATGACCGATTTAACAGATTTGTTGAATGCGATTAAAAGTGAAATCAATACGGTCGTCGAGCGACATTTATTACCACATTTTGAAAGGATGAAATGTAATAATGAAAATATGAAAATGATAGAAACAGTGTTACAGCAAATGCCGGCGTTCCAAAAATTAGAAAAAGAAAATGCAGAATTGAAGCGGGAATTGAAAGATAAGAAGGAAGCAGCCAAAGAAGAAAAACCAGTCGAAGAAGTGAGACAAGATGCGGCGCCCTTTGAAAATATAATCAAGCTCGAAATTGTTGAATCTGTTGCAAGTGAAATCGTTACCGAAAGCGAGATCTATAAAAATGCAAATGTATCGGATAAATTAACCAATCAACAAATAACTGCGACAAGCGAAGAAGAGGAAGAAGAGGAAGAAGAGGAAGAAGAGGCAAGCGAAGCAGAGGCAAGCGAAGCAGAGGCAAGCGAAGAAGAAGAAGCAGAGGAAGAAGAGGAAGAAGAAGAGGAAGAAGAAGACGGGGTTGAAGGGGCAGAGCCCCTAGAGGAAGAAGAAGAAGAAGAAGCAGAGGAAGAAGCAGATGAAGAAGAAGAAGACGGGGTTGAAGGGGCAGAGCCCCTTGAGGAAGAAGAGGAAGAAGAAGAGGAAGAGGAAGAAGCAGAGGAAGAGGAAGAAGACGGGGTTGAAGGGGCAGAGCCCCTTGATGAAGCAGAGGAAGAGGAAGAAGACGGGGTTGAAGGGGCTCTGCCCCTTGATGAAGACGGGGTTGAAGGGGCAGAGCCCCTTGAAGAGCCCCTTGAGGAAGAAGTCTCACTCATCGAAATCAAAGGCCGTGGCAAATTTTATACGAACAATCCAGTGAGTGGCGATATCTATAAGGTTGACCCAGATGAGGAAGTCGGTGATCAAATTGGCAAGTTTGAGAAAGGTGTTCCTATTTTCTTTTAAATAATAAATAATATATAATATGATTTAAAATTATATTATCTATGGATAACAAATAATGCTTTGGTTTGCAATATCGATCGTAACACCTGCAGTACTGGTTGTTACATCTACAATTGAGTATTTATATCCGGGTAAACTGAGAACAGCTCTAATGAAAGCCGGCTGGGATGCAATGGAACTATTGTCCAAAACAGAAATATATGTATCCCATCTCTACAATACATATATACCAACCATTTTCCCCCAACAAAAAGCTCAACCCATTATTAAATTTATATGTGATGGTGATGAAGTTATGAGTTATAATTTAAATGAATTTTTAAAAAAGAAAAAGAATGGGGAACTCAACCTAAATTATGACTTCATTTTTTATGAAACGCCAATCATTAAAAAGGATAAATATGATAAATACGATACTTACGTGATTCGGTATGATAATATAAATGATGTATTAAGTTTGGAATACAATTCTTTGAAATGTTTTGAATTAAATATGATCCAACTGACATTAGAAAATGATGATAACCAGAATTATCCAATTGATTTTGGTCGAAAACAATTTATGGTAAGTGGAAATGTCTTATTTGACCGTCCTTTTTTGAAATGGTATTTGACTAATTATAATAACATCACGTTAAGTGATGAAACCAACTATACGGTTACATTTATAGACCACAATATGAATTATAATACATTGCCTGATTATTGCTATCTTTTAGTTAAAAAAAATGATTACGATATCGTTAATATCATCCTAGAATAATATAATAATGTAAAAATGATATAAAAAACTAAACATATATTAGAGTATATATGGATAATTCCATAGCCAAGATGGAATCATCTGCAAGTGTAACAGCAAGTGCAACGGCAAGTGTAACAGCAAGTGCAACGGCAAGTGCAAGTGCAACAGGCGCAAGTGCAACGGCAAGTGCAACAGGCGCAAGTGCAGCATCGGCAACTGCAGCAAGCTCGGCTTCTACCGACTACAAATTATATGATAAATGGACATTGTGGGCACATCTGCCACACGATACAAATTGGACGTTTGATAGTTATATTCGCATACTAACATTTAATTCAGTGCACGCGATTATAATGTTACTTGAAACAATTCCGGATGAAATGATTACAAATTGCATGCTGTTTATTATGCGTGATGGAATTAAGCCGATGTGGGAAGACCCGAAGAATCGAAAGGGTGGTTGTTTCTCCTACAAAATCAATAATAAGAACGTGAGTTCAATTTGGAAAAATTTATCATATAGTTTGGTAGGAGAAAGTTTGACGGAAAATCTGAATGTAAGGCCGTGTATCAATGGTATTACCATTTCACCCAAAAAGAATTTCTGTATTGTCAAAATTTGGTTGGCCAACTGCAATTATCAAAATCCTGTGGTTATTTCGGATGCGTTAGGTATATCCTCGCAAGGCTGTCTGTTTAAAACGCATATGGCAGATTAATGATATTGTTTTATATATGCTGCATTTGCATATATAACATCATTTGCATATATAACATCTGTAAACTATCCATTTCATAACAATCTTTATATGAATTGTATTCCCAGCTCGGCTTAGATTCGCAAGTCTTAGATTCGCAAGTCTTAGTCTGGGGTTTAATATGAATAAAATCAACACCGATCACTTTACTGAATTTGTAATCAGTGTTACTGTCACCAATCATTACGGATGTTGATTTATCGTGAACTATATCAGCAATCATATCGGGATGAGGTTTACCCAAGATGGTATAATCGACATTTAATAAATAGATTAATGTCCCCATATCCGGAAATGTCACATTGTCATTCTTAAAATATTTATCATTATCGGATACATAGACCGGTGTATGCTTGGTTTGTATAAGTTTCGTGGCGTGAAAAATAAAATCATAATTAAAAGAATAGATATCGTGTAAGATTATGGCATCGACTTCGCTTATGGCATCGACTTCGCTTATGGCATCGACAATATCTTCGCCTTCGACCAACGGTTCATATAGTTTAACCTTCTTTGAATTCAAATACTTTTTTTGCTCTGCATTACCACAGAAATAAATCGTCTTTCCAGTAAACTTCTTTGCAATTAGCGTTAAAGGTGTAATAATAGTAGCTGCGGTTACACCGTGCTCCATAAATTTCTCATAAATTTTCTCCGAAGTATACCGACAATTGTTCGTAACAATATATACTTTCTTTTTCTCTCGCAATAAATAATTCAACAGATTGACACTATCAGGATAAAAGTGAATATGGTCCAAGCCGGTTGCATTAATGTTATCTACAATGGTTTCATCCATATCGATAAAAAAGGTATCATACTGTAAAAAGCCGGAACCCACCATTTTCAGTGCCTTATAAACAATACTGTTCGTCGTAGGCTTGCCAATCGTTATCCGCACACATTTTTCAATCGAATAATCATTTCGACTCCGTACCGAAATAGAAAAATGATTGAAAATGTCCTCCACTTTTGCTTTATCGTCACTCTCACAGAGTAAAAAATTCGCATCAGATGGAATGAGTTTAATCGGATTCCGAAAGACCATCGCATTTAAAGCCAACAGTTTTTCTTTCCCCGCAGCGGTTTCCTTTATGATCGTCTCATAGTAATACATCTTCTCAAAGACATTCAATGCACAATTAATCGCAATGCTGGTAATCTCTTTGGGGTTGTGAAAAAGCTGACACTCTTTATAAAAGGTCTCATTGCAGACCAAATAGCCTAAGCGAACGCCGGCCAAACCATAGAGTTTGGAAAAGGTCCGTGTGACAACCACATTTTCATAATTTTGTACAGAATCACAAATAGAGGTATAAGGGGAAAATTCAATATAGGCTTCATCGATGATAAAGAATGTCTCGGGGAACTGGTTAAATAAGGTTGTTAATTCATTTGGCGTAAAGGATTTGCCGGTTGGATTGTTGGGTGTTACGATATAAATAATGTCATAGTGGATGACGGACAATGTCTTGGAAATTTCAGCCAACCCATTATTGCCGGCTATATGAATTTTCAAATAATCGGTTTCAAAGTATTTTTCACAATAGAGCTGCATATGGGTATAGGTGGGGAGTGGCAGTAAGATAGTTCGCTTTTTCCGCTGAAAATACAAGACTTCGATGATTAGATGCAGGGCCATATCAGAGCCAGCGGTGAATAAAATGGGGGCAGTGATTTTAGTGTAATCTCTCACTTTTGCTTCGAGAAGGTCAACTGAACTTGCCTTGTTATACAATTTAATGTTTTGGTCAGTGACTTGTAACGTAAAGGGAACAGGGTAATTTGATTCATTTAAATTTAAATTAAATTTATTATTGTTCTCGCGTGGTAGTGTATACATTAATATATAGTATTGATATTATATATTAATTTATGGGGGCATGCGAAGCGGCCCCACGCCCCCGCTTTAGGGGGACATATTAGTCAAGATTATATCTTTATTATTATTGTGCTTGATGGTTATATCGGAATCGTGGGTGTGGGGGTGTCCCCCAACCTAAGAGGAAGGCAAACTCGCCAGTGCCAATTTAATCACACCTAAACTCGCCACATTGTATTTCACAATCAGCGGTAAATCATTCTCGAGATACATTTCAATCTGGTTACACAAATTCGTGCATTTGATAAAATACCCCAAATTCTTCAAAGAAAATTCACCTTGAATAATTTTACTGATATCTTGCTTTTGGATAAACTCCATATTGCCATCCGATTCTGCGCGCCGAATTTCCGCGTGAGCAAATCCACCGGTGCACTTAAAGATAAGTTCCGCACCATCGGCCGTAGCTACCGACTTAATCTCGATCTTATCCGAGATACACGAGAGATCGCGAATGATTTTCTGGAAATCCGCGGATGGCAAATTAATCACCGAGGAGAATTTTACATCAGGCACATCGAGTTCTTCATTATCGGGCTCGATTAAACGGAGTTTCTGAATTTTATGTTGCTTAATCTCTCCATTTTCAAATTTTAGGCCGAGAAATTGCACAATTCCATCCATATAATCGGCTTCTTCAATATAGATCGTTAAGGTGTCATCATTATCAATGGTATTAATGAGCTTAAACAGATGAAACATATTGACGCCGATAATAATCTTATCGAGTTTACATTCGTAGAGTTCGAAATTCTGGGCTTCTAAAGAGAGATGGGCAAGAATTGTATGCGATTTGTCCATATTGATAATTTTAATACCTTCTTTGGTAAAAGTAATATTGGTTTCCAAGAGAATATCCTTTAGGGCGGTCATTAAAGTGCGAAAGGGGGCAATTTGCACAGTTTGGATTGTCAATATATTTTTACTATTCATTTTTATTTATAACTATGGTTAAGGGAAAATCTTTAAATGCTGTGCGTATTAATTATTAATTTTAGCCTGCTTTGTCTATTTTCATTAAACCTCTTCGAATAATTTGTTTTTCTTTCCTTTTGGCTTCTTCTTCTTCGGCAGCCCTCTTTTTTCTTATACCTGAACTATTTTTTTCTTCGACTTGAAAACCATAATTACCAGATGTTTTTCTAACATTCTCAGGAAATCCATATGGACCAATAGAGTAGTTATAATCATCCACATCTATATCATCAATATTATGTCCAATACTTTTGGTTTTAACAAATCCAAACTCATTTTCTGCTTTATTCTTTTCCATAATTTTTTTAGCATCGTCTCTGTATTTTTTTAATAGAGACATTCTTCTTTTTTCAATGCTATCCGGCCTTGTACCCCCCTGCGTCTTCCTTCGCCTCTTCGTCATTTTCCTACGCTTCGTCATTTTCTCACGCTTCGTCATTCGCCGACGTATCGTTCTACGCGCCATGAAATATATATATATGTATATAGTAAAAAAATGTATCATATTAAAAAAGTTACCTTAATGCATCTATTCCAATTCTTTCTCGGGATTACCGTAATAATTAGTTTTTATATGCTACTTGAGAGTATGTATAATAAATCTTACCGAACTGCGAGTTGTTGGCGCTTTCCAATGTTATTGGCATTATTTCTAGAGTCTTTTATGATATAATATATAATATAAAGACATATCCATATGATATCATTAATATTATATGGATATTCCGCAAAAAATGCACGCAAATTTAGATAAACTGATAGAAAAATACAGTAACAATGAGTATGTCTATGGTCGCCTCATCAATTATATGGAAAATTTATTACCCACTGCACTAGAAAATGCCATCGATGTGCAAAAACAGCGCGAAGAACGCCGGAATCAGCTCACTGCCAATCGCGATGAATTCACGTTGCGCTTTCTCCAAAAAAATCGCTATTTTTATACATCGCAAACCGAGCTTTTTTTACATTACGATGGCTTGCATTTTGTTATTCATAGTGAGGATGATATACAACACCAAATATTGAGCACCATCTCATCCGAGAAATGTTTGCGCGAATGGAAGCATAAAGTCAATAAAAACATTATAAAGCGTATTAAAGAGCGGTCGCCACTAAATGCGACACCGGAATCCGCCACCATCCAGTTTGTCATCAATGCACTTTGCCCTTCCATTTTTCCCACCCGCAACCACGTGAAATATTTTTTGGTGATGCTTGGCGAATGCATTACCTCGAAAAACACGACTATTTATATTCTAAATCCGGCCTTGAAAGATATTATTCGAGAGATTGGGAATCAATGTTATACCTACTTAGGTTTAGCCAATATTTTCGCGAATATTAAATTCAAATATTATGACCATAATTACAAGGACTGTCGTTTATTAGCCATTGACAAAATGTATGGCGTGTATGGTCGCAGAAAAATAACGGTGCCAGCTGTGTTAAGTAAGCATATGCTCGATTTTCTATGTGTAGCGGCTCATTATGTCACCCGCTATAGTAATGCGGATCATTTTTTAGCGAACTGTAGCGAAACACGTCTAGTGGAACATTCACTTTTTTTGACGAAAAATACACCCGAAACTATTGTCGACAGTTTTATTGAGAGATCGCTCACTCCGTGTGTCTCATCCTCAATTGATGTGAAAAATATTATCTTTCTCTGGAAGAAGTTCCTTGATGAGATTTCTATTCCTAGTATTATTTTTTATGAATCGTTGAAAACACTATTGAAAACGAAGATAAAATACGATGAATCCAGTGATTCCTTTCAGGGTATTACGAGTATTCATTTACCGGTCGTCTCTCAATTTTTGAAATTTTGGGATGAAACAATTATGGAATGTGGAGAGAATGATACGTTGGAAGAAAACGAATTAGAAATCGATGAAGTTTGTGTGCTCTTTAAAAATTGGGCAAGTCAAAGCAAAAATATGAGCGAAGTGCTTATCCTCGATCTCATTCAGCACTTTTATCCGGATGTTGTCATTGAAAACAGTAAATATATTTTAAACGTGAAATGCAAATTATGGAATAAACGCCTAGAAGTGTTGAATGCTTTAAAATTATATCAAGAAAAGGTAGCGTTACAAGGTGATGATATATATGATTTTTATTGCAAGCAAAATAGCGCGCAAAATAGCACGAATTTAAATGTTAGTAAACGCTATTTTGATAAAAATGCATATTGATTTATAAAAATGCATATTGATTTATAAAAATGCATATTGATTTATAAAAATGCATATTGATTTATAAAAATGCATATTGATTTATAAAATATATATTGATTTATAAAATATATATTGATTTATAAAATATATATTTTTTATTGGTTTAGTGATGCTTTAAGCTTTCTTACTATGTCTGCGCTTGTGCGTGTGCGCCTTCTTGATGTAGCCGAATTGCCCTTTCTTCGTTAAAAACCCAGCTTTGACTAAACGTTTCTCTCGTTTGGCAGTTGTGTGCTTGCGCTTCGATACAATACGTCCATTTTTATTCATCATTAATTCTGATTTACACAAACAGCCTGGGGTTCTATAGGCAGTGCCGTGCCACACTTGAGCGCGCGAACCTTCCAATACTTCATATTTGTGTCCGTGAATGTGATACATCCCATCAGCTGCTTTCATATGTTTCTTCACCATTTTATATATCTAATTGAGAAAATATATTATTTTTTAAGCTAAACTTCTCATAATTTCTCGGTGCTTAGAATTCTCGGTGCTTAGAATTCTCGGTGCTTAGAATTTATTTCTCGGTGGCTCTTGATAGGTTCCATTAATATTTGTTCCCGAATTTGTAATAAAACGCGTTTGACCCAAGCCAACGCGCGCTAATGTCGAAAAACGCATTGCACGCGTATTAATAGTATCAATTTGCCGTACAACGACGATGGGTGGTGGACAAAGATACGCACAAGGTCTTGCGTAAGGATTTATAATATTGATTATGATGGGAACGGTTACGCTAGGATTTCTAAAGCCTGTAATGAAAAATAAATTAATCTCATTGGCTTGAAATAAGTTTACTTTTCCCGATATGGTTCCTGTAATGAGATCTAATTCTAAGCCACCCGGTAGTGGTGGTGATATGATAAAATTTGAATAACCGCCTACATTTAATTCCAGTGGAATAGTTACAGTGTCATATAAATTGAATGTATATTCCGGTCGAGGCACATTTATAATATAACTAAAGCCTTCCACTTGAATATTTAGGTTAACCTGTTTGGTATAACCACTTGTCGTTGTGGCAGTCAAAATGTAATTATTAGCTTCTACTGCAATATTGGGTATGCCAGTTATAACGCCATACGATAAGTCAATCACTAAATTGGTTGGTAAAGCTGGCGTAAAGATAAGTGAACCAAATGTATTTTGTAGGTAGACGCTGGGTGCAATATTAAACCCCCTTAGTTCGAATGGGGTATATAAGAATTCATTGTTCTCTAAATAGTTGTAAGACAACTCCGTATAGCTAATATCAGTCACAATAAAAGCCAACGTCATTGTTTTCTGGTAGACATTGAGTGGCGAAGAGACGGTCAATTGATAATCGACTTCACTGGCTAAAACTAATGGCGTGCCTGTAAATATACCTGTTAAAGGATCAAATACCAATCCATTTTGTAAAGCACTATCAAGCGTGAGTGTGTATGTTTGTAAATTGGAAAAAATCGACGGGATAACTGGTAAGATGGACGTCTCCGCTAAAAATATGTAGTCAAGCGCCGAATAACTCAGATCGGAAACCGTTAGAGCAAAATTTATGGCTTTACTATAGCCCGACACACTAATAGTCAATGGATAGATGGCAGGGTCACTGGCATTATTTGCTGCACCTCTAATATTACCTGATCCATCTAGCGCAAGACCATCTGGTAAAGGTGGTGTAAAACTGATGGTAGCACCGTATACCGAATTCTGGTCGGTGGATTGAATTTCAATAATGGGCACATTCGCCAGAAAATCATAAGTTAAGCCGACATAACTCAAGTCCGAGACGGTCAAATTAAGTGGCAAATCGCGTGTATAGTTACTTAAGGTTGTTATGGTTAATGTATAGGTGGTCGGCGGAGCAGCCCCGATTGGCGTGCCAAGAATAGTGCCGGAGGCATCGATGGTTAGCCCATTCGGTAAAGGAGGCTGGATATTTACAGATGCATCGTATAAAACATTATAAACCGTCGGCTGAATTGTATTGATCGATACATCGGACAAAAAAGCATAAGTTAAATCGGCATAACTGAGATCCGAGATGGTGAAGTTAAATGGTAAGATTTTATGATAGCCCGATATAGTGATATTTAAATCATAGTTTGCTGGGGCGACTGTAACAATGGGTGTACCCGTAATAGTACCGGATAAATCTAGTGAAAGACCGGACGGTAAATCGGGTGTAAAATTCAAAGTGGCACCATACAACGTGGTTGCATCGGTTGCACTAATATCTCGGATGAGTTGGTTGGCCAAAAACCCATACGTTAACGTTGTATAACTCAAGTCCGAGACAGTCAAATAAAAGGGCAACACTTTTGTATAATTGCTGAATGTAGTCAAGGTCAAATCGTATTCGGTTGGTGCAGCAGCTCCGAGTGGCGTGCCGTAAACAGTACCCGAGCCATCTATGATGAGTCCTTCCGGTAAAGGCGGACTGAAATTCAACGAGGCATTATATACTGCATTCGGCGCATTCACACTAATATCTCGTATCAGCACATCCGCTAAAAATTCATAAGTTAAAGTCGCATAACTAATATCGGAGACGGTTATATGAAAAGGTAAGACCTTCGTATAATTACTGAAGGATGTCAAGGTTAAATCATATTGGCTAGGTGCAGCTGTCGCAAGTGGTGTGCCGAGAATAGTTCCGGAGCCATCCAAAGTGAGACCGACGGGTAAAGGCTGAGTAAAATTTAACGAGGCATCGTATAATGTGCTTGGCGTGTTTGCACTAATATCATTGATGGCAATATCCGCCAAAAATCCATAATCTAGCGTGGTATAACTAATATCGGAGACAGTGAAATGGAAGGGTAACACCTTTGTATAATTACTGAATGAGGTCAAGGTTAAATTGTATTCACTAAGCGCAACAGTCTCAAGTGGTGTACCGAGAATATTACCGGAGCCATCCAGCCGGAGTCCTGCCGGTAAAGCTTGGCTAAAATTCAAGGAGGCATCATACAACGTATTCGGCACATTTGCAGTAATATCATTTAATGCTATATTGGCAATGAGACCAAAATCTAATATGACATAACTAACATCGGAAACAGTTATTTCGAACGGTATTGTTTTGACCGAATTGCTAGAAGAGGTGATAGTCAAATCATAAATTGCCGGAGCGACTGCGTTTGTCGGCGTTCCGCTAATATTACCGGACCCATCTAGAATGAGACCAGCTGGTAAGGGTGGCGTAAAATTCAAAGAAGCATCATAGATTAAGTTGCTGACGTTCGAACTAATATCATTGATGGTGATACTTGAGAGAAACCCATAGTTTAGGGTTGAATAACTAATATCGGAAACGGTTACAGTGAAAATAAGAGACTTACTGTAAATATCTGGATAAGCATCTGGTGTGGTGATGGTTAATGTATATGGTGTTGGCGCGGCTGCATACTGTGGATTACCACTAATATTGCCAATCGCATCGTATGTTAACCCAGCAGGCAAGGCATCAAACTCAATAGTAGAGCCGTATAAAGTATTTAATGGGTTCGGGTGTATTTCGTTAATAAACACATCGAGCAAAAACCCATAATTCAAAGTCGCATAACTAATATCTGCGATAATAAGTTGAAATGGCATTTGTTTTGTATAATCACTCACCGTAGTTACAGACAATGTATATAAAGCAGCTGCCACTGGATTAACCGGTGTACCACTAATGTTACCACAAAGATCGATCACTAAACCGTTTGGTAAAGCTGGATTAAAACTAAAAGTTGCATTGTTTAAATTGCTGGTGTTCGGAATAATAGTATTAATCTGCACATCAGATAAAAACTCGTAAAATATATCATTATAGTAAATATTGGCAACGGTTATAAAGAAAGGTATGGTTTTTTGATAATTACTGATTGTCGTAATGGTTAAATCGAACTCTTGTTGATTAGTTGAATAGATGGGTGTTCCACGAATGGTACCTGAAGCGTCGATTGTTATGCCGGCTGGTGCAGCAAAATTCAAAGTGGCGCCATATATATCGATTGGATTGATGGCACTAATATCGCGAATGGGCACACTTGAGAAAAAATCATAAGTCACATTGACATAACTAATATCAGATACTGTAAAATTAAATGGTATTGTTTTACTGTAGCCCGGAATACTAAGAGTTAAGGTATTATCGGTTGGTGCTGTAGGTTGATTGGGTGTTCCAGTAATATTTCCCGAATTATCCATACTTAGACCACTTGGTAATGCATTCGAAAAATTTAAAGATGCATCGTATAAGTTCGTTAACAATGGATTTGGTTGAATATTTACAGAGATATCATTCAAAAACCCATAATTGAGATTCGTATAACTAATGTCATCGACAGTTATTGTGAATGGCACGGTTTTGTTATAGATTGGAGTATAATTACTAGATGTAGAAATGGTTAAAGGAAAGACAGTCGGTTGTACTATATTGAGTGGTGTACCATTGATATTACCAGAACCATCCAGCCCTAGGCCATATGGTAAGCCACCGTGGAAATTTATGGATGCATCATATAAGTCGGTATAATTACGCGGTAAGATACTATTAATTGATATGTCTGCTAAAAATGTATATACTAGGTTTGTATAGCTAATATCGACTGTACCAAAAGAAAACGGCATTTGTTTACTGTATATTGGTGTATAATTAGTTGATGTTGAGATCGTCAGTGGATAGATGGATCTAGCGGACGCGTTGATGGGTGTGCCGTTAATATTACCAGATGCATCTATGGTAAGGCCGTCAGGCAACCCATCGAGAAAATTTATGGATGCATCTTGCAAACTCGTATATTTTAGTGGGAGGATAGGATTGAGAGAAACATCGGCAAGAAATGCATAATCGAGCTGCGCATAGCTAATATCCACGACACCGATATTGAATGGAATGATTTTAGTATAGTTGCTTATGGTACTAATAGTTAAATTATAACTATTTCTCGGAACATCGGTGTTAACTATGCCCGTAATAGTACCAGAGGCATCCATAGTCATACCATCCGGTAGCGGTGGATTGAAATTTAAGGAAGCATCGTAATTTAAGGTCGGAGTGATAGTGTTGAACGAGATATTCGCTAAAAATTCATAATCGAGCTGCGCATAGCTAATATCAGAGACACTAAATGTCAACTGAATTGATTTGCTATAATAAACGGGTGCAAAAAAAGACGATGTGCTGATAGTGAGTTCATATGTTTGTGGATGTGAAGGTATTATAGGAGTTCCAGAAATAATACCGAATTGATCCATCGTTAGACCGTCTGGCAAACCACCATAAAAATTTATGGACGCATCTTGCACAAAAAGACCAAAATCGTTTGGAATAATAGAATTTAATAAGACATCACCAATAAATGCATAAGTTGTTTCGGTGTAACTAATATCCACTACACCGATAAAGAATGGAATAGTTTTACTATAGTTGCTTTCTGTTGAAATTATCAAATTAAAGGTATTAAATAAAACATTGATCAAAGGCGTGCCAGTAATAGTACCTGAAGCATCTATCTGGAGGCCGTCAGGTAACGGTGGACTAAAATTAAGCGAAGCATCGTAATTCGTAGATTGATTTGTGATTGTATTGATCGAGACATTCGCTAAAAACTCATAAGTTAAGGTTGAATAACTCACATCGGATACACTTAATGTAAATGGAAATGTTTTACTATAGTTACTAAAAGTGCTGACGGTTAGATTATAGGTGTTAAGTGATGCAACAGTTAATGGTGTACCACTGATATCACCCGTTACAGTATTTATAGCTAGACCGGTCGGCAGGGCAGGACTGAAGCTATAAGAAGCATCATACAAATAGGAAAAAATCGTGGGTTGAATGACATTAATAGAGACATCTGCCAAAAATTTATAAGTTAACGCAGGTGCATAACTAATATCGGCGACGGTTAAAGAAATGGAAGGTGTATACACTTCATCATTTGTATCGGTAGCCGTAACGGTATAAGCTGTTGTATTACTCACCGCTGTCGGCGTGCCGGAGATAATACCATAGGACGGATCAATAGCCAAGCCACTTGGTAAAGCAGGACTAACCGAGTAAGAAACAATGGTTACGCCACCGGTAATAGTTGGTGTTATGGTAGGGGATAATGCCATATTACTGAAAAAAGAGTAAGAGGAAGGGGAATAAAAGACATTCGATTGAATAACCGAAAAGGTAAGATTGAAACTGGCATCTGCGAGTAAAGTGTTGCCTGCGTTATAGGCACTACATTTAACATTATAAACCGTGGGACTACTTAAAACTGTCGGCGCACCACTGATGACACCGGAGGCATCTAACGTTAAACCGATGGTGGATAGAGCTGGTGTGGATGTAAATACGACGTAATTGTATGTGCCAAGTAAAGATGGAATATAAGAGAGTATAGCATTGTTTAATGTATAAATCCGTGTGCGTGATTCATTGTATGAAACTGCTAGAACTGGGGTTGGTATTACCGTTACATTCGGTATACCAACGCCGTGGGTACCAAAATACCACCCGCCACCGCCGGTTGTCCCCGCGACTAAATTATTATATGCACTTTGCGCAACATCATATATCGTTATAAGTCGACTAGTAGATAGATTTAAAGGATATATTGGCGTTTGGCTACCCCATCCCATAAATGTTAAAGTCCAATTTAGTGTATCCATCGCGTATTGCCCATACCAAAAATTACGAGTCTGCTCAGTAACTTGTGTAAAATTACGAATATCCCAACGGCCCAAATTTTGGTTTAATGCGCCTGTTCCGTAATATAAGTTGAATTCAGTGTTTGCGCCGGTATTCCAATGAGTAATATCTTGATTGAATGGGGTATTATTAAATATCCTATACATCCTAAAGACCTTACTAGTATTCCAACGAGAAATATCACCATTGAATGCTGAGCAACCATCAAACATATAATACATACCCGTCACATTACTTGTATTCCATCGGCTGATATCACCATTGAATACCGAGCAACCAGTAAACATATAATCGAGATTTATCGCTGTTCTCGGCAAATTATTCGGTACGGCTACTAAGGCGGTTGAACCAGCCAAGATTAATGTAGTCACGCCACCCAAATCACCCCAAGCATTGATGCTTGTAAAATAGGTAGTATCAGTCATCCCAGTAAAACTGAGAATTCTGCCTGTTTTTTCCACATAAAGCAATATCGTATAGGTGCCGCCGGTCAAATAAGTGTGTGTACTGGTATTTGCAATTACGGTGCCATCCCCCCAATCAATTTGATAGGATCCACTAATATCGGCTATATTCAACCCCGTGCTATAATTGGCCGGCACACTGGTTAGGGTTAAACTCATCGGCGTACGCAATAATTCCAACGGAAATATTACGCTTATCGTGAAGGGTATATCTTTGCTATACACCGGTGTGTATTGATTCGTTGTCCGGATTGTCAATGGATAGGATGTAGGTGCAGCGGCCCTTGTTGGTGTCCCAGTAATTGAACCGGATGCATCCATCACGAGACCGCCTGGCAAGCCCCCTGCAAAATTCAGTGATGCGTCGTGTAAGCTGGTATAATTCTTGGGTTGGATGGGTGTTATTGCAACGGTGCTAAAAAAACCATAGGTGGTCTGAGCGTAGCTAATATCGACCACATCGATAGTGAAAGGAATAGTTTTAGTATAATTGTCCGCACTAGAAATGACCATATTATACGTGCCTTTGGCGCTATCACCAATAGGTGTACCCCTGATATTACCTGAGGCATCCATCGAGATGCCGGTTGGTAAGGGCGTCGTGAAATTAATCGAGGCATCGTAATAGCTGGTTGGGCTGATGTTGATCGACACATCCGACAAGAATTGATAAGCCACATTGGAATAGCTAATATCCGAAACTGTTATGGTGAAGGGTATATCCTTGCTATAAACCGGTGTAAAATTATTAGAAGTGCGAATGGTTAACGGATACGTAGCGCGATACGAGCCCGCGCTAGGTGTACCTGTAATAGAGCCAGATGCATCCATCACGAGACCACTCGGCAACCCACCTGCAAAATTGAGTGACGCATCTTGTAAGCTGGTATAATTCTTGGGTTGAATGGGATTGACTGCAGTATTGTTTAAAAACGCATAATTCAATGTCGTATAGCTAATATCGACGACTTTTATGGGGAAAGCTATGGTTTTACTGTAGTTACTAAAAGTGCTGACAGTTAAATTATAGGTGTTGAGTGATACATCATTTACTGGTGTGCCGCTGATATCACCTGTTACAGTATTTATAGCCAGACCGGTCGGCAGGGCAGGACTGAAATTAAAGGAAGCATCATACAAATAGGAAAAAACGGTGGGATTAATCACATTAATGGAGACATCGGATAAATATGCATAGGTTGACACAGGCGCATAGCTAATATCGGCGACAGTTAAAGAAACAGAAGTAGTATACAGTTGATCATTTGTATCGGTAGCCGTAACCGTATAAACGGCGGTATTACTCGCATCTATCGGCGTGCCGGAGATAATACCATCGGAAAGGTCAAAAACTAAGCCACTTGGTAAAGTAGGACTCACTGAATAAGATTCAATGATAATACCACCTATAATGGTTGGTGTTATGGGGGATGACAATGCAATATTTTTAAAAAAAGAGTAAGAGGAAGGCGAATAAGAGATGTTCGCAGGAATAACCGAAAAGGTGAGATTGAAACTCGCATCGGTAAGTAAGGCATTACCAGCGTCATAGGCGCTACACGTGACAGTATAAATCGTGGGACTGCTTAAAACTGTCGGTGAACCACTGATGACACCGGAGGCATCTAACGTTAAACCGATGGTGGATAGAGCTGGTGTGGATGTAAATACGACGTGATCATAAGTGCCAAGCAAAGATGGGTTATAAGAGAGTATAGGGCTACCTAATGTATAAATTCGTGTGCGCGATTCATTGTATGAAATGGCTAGAACAGGGGTTGCGATTATTGTAGGGACGGGATCAAACCACCACCCAGCTGCAACTAAGGTATTATAGGCACTTTGTGCAACAGCATATATCGAAAGAGACAAATTACTATTCGATAGATTTATAACGTGTAAAGGTGTTTGACTAGCCCAGCCCATAATTGTTAGACTCCAATTTAATGTACTCATAGACTGAATCTTTTGCCAAAAATTACGACTAGACACAGTATATTTACGAATATCCCAACTGCCCAAATTTTGATTAAAATTACCTGTTGTCTGTAAAAAAAAGTTGAAATCGGTGTTTTCACCTGTATTCCAGTGACTAATATCTTGATTGAGTGGACATTTTTCAAATATCAGGTACATATTAGTCACTTTTCCTGTGTTCCAGCGAGAAATATCACGATTAAATACCAAGCAATTAAAAAACATCCGGTTCATCGAAGTGACATTTCTCGTATTCCAGCGACTGATATCACCATTAAATACCGAGCAACCAGAAAACATACTTGATAAATTTGTAACACTTCTCGGCAAACTTGTGGGCACAGCGACTAAGGCTACACCACCAACCGTAGTTAATGTTGTGACCCCACCCAAATCACCCCACGCATTGATACTGGTCAAATAGGTCTTATTTGTCATCCCGCTATAGGTGAGAATCTGGCCCGTCAAAGCCACATAAAGTAATATGGTATACGTGCCGCCTGTCACATAAGTATGTGTGGCAGTATTTGCATCTGTATTGCCATCTCCCCAATCGATTTGGTAAGAACCGGTAATGCCGCTTAGTGTGAAACCGGTACTATAATTGTTAGGTACACTGGTTATGGTCAAACTCATCGGCGGCGTTCGCCAAGACATTTTATACTATAATGCTATAAATTGTATTAGAGTATAATAGCGTATATTTAGCTATTTGCTAGTGTCTGCTTCGCTAGTCTCTACTTCGCTAGCGCAAGGCATATATCTTATTTCCAGTCGAACTTAGGTAAAGAGTTCCATCGCTTCCTAATACCGGTGGCGCTAAACGTTCCACCACACCTGTATCCATTCTCCAATTTTCGACGTAAGTCATACCGTTATCGATCACCGAATGCACGGTTCCGTGGGAGGTGCGCGCATTTATTGACGCAAAATAAATAGTTCCACTCGCGTCCACGATAGGCGATGTATAATAGAAGTTCACTTTTTGGAATTTCCATTTGACATTACCTGTCGGCCGATCAATCGCAAACACATACGCAATCGTGCTCAAATAAATCACATCGCCATTGACTGCCACTGTATTGTAAAAAGGCCCATTCTGTGGTTCATATGAGATTTGCCAAATGGGTGTGCCTGTCGCGCCATCGATATAATTCAAAGAGCCATCCATCGAAGACCCATTACCAATAATGACATTGTTATAAGTATCGACAGTGGGTGATGTATAAATAGGATGAGTCACAGGATCGGGTAAACTCATATTAAACGACCATTTGTAAAGGCCGGTAAAACTATCCACCGCATACAAATACCCATCACACGAGCCAAAATAGAGGTAGCCATTTTGGCCTAAAGCGGGTGATGAATTGACCAAAGAGTCGGTGGCAAAAGGGGCTAACCATTTCGGGTAAGCCCGATAACCCGCATCACCTAGTGCAAAGACACTACAACCCGCACCAAAATAAATACTTCCACCGGCATCCAGTGTCGGCGAAGATTGCAACGGATAGCCCGCATAATAAGACCATTTCACGCGCCCAGCGGGCGTTAAAGCATAAAGATAACCTTCATTCGAGCCAATATAAATGGTTCCATCCGGTGCTATTGCTGGTGTGGTATACATTGAATTTTGTGAATTTAAAAGGGCACTATTCGGATTACTAGTTACTTTCACCGGCCATCCTGTAATGGAAGCGCCGGTGGTAGAACTAAATGCATACACAAAGCCAGTATTTGACCCGATGTAAAGTGTTCCAGCCGAATCAATCGAAATCGAAGGTAAGACAAAAAGATTACCAGCGACAAAATTGGTCGACCATTTTATCGTGGGTGTTGATCTAGGACCACCGTAAGCACTGATACCAGTATGCTGTGGGTTTAACATATACATTGGCACAATAGGTGCAGCGGTGGGTATTGCGGGTCCATTACCAGAGATATCATAGATTTTGCCATCATTGGCACCAAAATACAGACTAGTTGTATTACTAATAATCGGCATAGATAGCACCTCGCCACCGGTAGTATATTTCCAATTATAGTTTCGTGTGAGCGGATTCAGTGAATGTAAAATCTTATCGCGGCCGCCAAAATAAACCATATTATTGGCATCGATGACAGGAATCGAATTATTCACAACACTAGTTGTTGCGGTCGGTACGATAGGATATTTCCAGTCAAGGATACCATTCGAGCTATCAATTACATTTAAAGCATTTTTTGATGTAAAATAAATCTGTTTGTTATCGCTACCGATGGCAATCGAAGACAAGTTCTCATCGTTTACGCTAATAGGTGACCAAAGCGGATTGCCATTATTACTCGTATCATACGCATACACATTACCGAGAGATGTATTCACATAAACAATACCCTTATTGTCAATGGATGGAGTGCCATAGATTTCATTCGGTGTTGGTGCGGTTTGAGACCAATATGGGGTGGGTCGCGCAATATTATTCAAGGATAGGTCAATTGCATAGATAGTTGAACTCTGTGCCGTTTGGTTATAGGTGCTATAACATAGTCTATTATACGATAAATCAAACGCAGGTGTGCCAACAATCGGATAGCCGTAAGGTGTCACAGGATATTTCCATAAAAGTGCCCCTTGACTGTAACCATCGCTAATGGCATAAATCGAGCCATTGTCCGTGCCAATATAAATGATACCACTTAAATCAATTACGGGTGACATCGACGGCGCGCCATCTAGGAGATATGGATTCCCCCATTTGAATACAGCGCCACCATTTTGAGCTGCTGCAGTACCACTATCAATAATGGCGTACAAATAATTATTACCGGTTGGCGTGGTCGCTTTCGCCCCTATATACATTGTCCCGTCGCCTTTAATTACAGGTGTGCCAATAAATAGAGTATTACTGGGTGAGGGAAAGGCCCAACGAAAGCTTAAATCACTATTAAATGCATATAAGATGCTGTCATCTGAGATAATATAAAGATTGTTAGTAATGGCAATCACACCCGAGTTGGAAAAAGATAAACTTGGTGTTTTATATGTTATAACATTGGCTGCCACAGGTGCTTGGTTAGGTGCTACATAACTACTTTTACACGTATGATGACTGTTTAACATATACATTGAAACAATAGGGTCCGGTGTGACGATTTGGACATTCCAGAAAATAAGGACACTACCATTGGCGCCCGCTTGATTTATGCCACCACCTTTTCCGCCACCACCTGTGATAAAACTATTTCGAGCGGCAGGTGAAGCATAAGAGCCGCCGCCGCCGCCACCGCCCTGCTTGCCGCCTGCACCACCCCCATACCCACTACCCCCACCTCCACCTGCAAAAGTACCACCGCTACCACCGGCACCACCAATAAAGCTATAGGACCCATTGTAACTACTATCTACAAAATTATAACCATTCGCACCGCCATTTACTCCACCCACCCCAGCATTGCCATTTCCGTCGGTATTGCCGCCTTCCCCGCCACCCAGACCTCCACCGGTACTACCTATTCTTCCGCTATCGCCACCAACCATACCGTTATTATTTCCTGCACCGCCCCCACCACCCGCAACCACTTTAATGACTTGGTTGCCATAAACATCCATATAAAAAACGCTAGACATACCACCGCCGCCGCCACTTTGCAGGTCATTTAAAGTCGTACCATCACCGCCATTGCTGTAAGAAACGCCACTTACATCTTGGCCACCAATACTTAAGCCGCCTGTTTGTAGGGGTGGTGGCTTCCCACCTGAACCGACATTAACTTGAACCGGATAAGTATAATTCGGGTTTAAATAAATATAATTGGAAAATACATAAGCTCCGCCTCCACCCGACGAAGAGAAAGAATTACCTGCGCCTCCGGCACCTTTTATAGCGAAATAGACTGATGCTAGACCGAGTGGTTTTGTCCAATATTGTGTTGCGCCAGTATAAGAAAAATTATAACTATTATCAAATGACATATATATATTAAAAAATAAAATTGAAAAATGATTTATACAAATAGTTTTATATTAAAAGAAAGAAGAAAATGGATTCCGTTAATATGACGAAAGTGACCAGTGCGAAATCGCAGAAAGCGACCAGTGCGAAATCGCAGAAAGCGACCAGTGCGAAATCGCAGAAAGCGACCAGTGCGAAATCGCAGAAAGCTACAAGCAGCGGCAATAGCAGCCCGTCCAATATCGTTTTGGCAAAAAAATATCAAAGAAAAACCGATAAACAGCATGTATTGGATACACCAGATACATATACAGGTTCAATGACGGTGACCGACGTGGATACGTTTATAGCTGATTCGGGGTCGATTGTCGACAAACAAGTATCTATAGTACCGGGTCTCTATAAAATCGTTGATGAAGCGTTGGTTAATGCACGTGACCATGTTGTGCGGATGCAAGAGCTAGTGTTAGCCGGAAAAGAGCAAGATACTTTGCCTGTCACCGAGATTGATGTGACGATTGATGAAAAAGATGGTCTAATAACCATCTATAACAACGGGAATGGTATTGATGTTGCTAAACATCCAGATGAAGATCTCTGGATACCCGAGCTGATCTTTGCCCACTTGCGTACATCGACCAATTACGACAAAGAAGCCAAGAAAACCACAGGTGGAAAAAATGGTTTCGGTATCAAACTTGCTTTCATTTGGTCGAGTTGGGCCAAGATCGAAACGATTGATCATAAACGCGGTCTAAAGTATGTGCAAGAATTTGAAGATAATTTGAATGTGATTAAAATACCATCTGTCACAAAATGTGCAAAAAAACCTTACACGCTCATCTCATTCAAACCAGACTATAAAAAGATGGGCTTAGAAGGTCTCACGCCTGATATGTTGGCGCTTTTAAAGCGGCGGGTCTTTGATTTGGCGGCTGTGACAGATAAAACCGTCAAAGTCAAATACAATAGCGAACTCGTGCCTATCAAGAATTTCCTCCACTATGTGGATTTATATGTTGGGGATAAAGCTGTCACCAGTCGGGTGCACGAGGAAGCCAATGAGCGGTGGGAATATGTTGTGTGTATGGCACCCAAAGAAGAATTTACCCAAGTTTCGTTTGTGAATGGAATTTTCACAGGTAAAGGTGGTAAGCACGTTGACTATATCTTAAACCAGTTTATCCGAAAAATGACAGCCTTTATCAAGCAGAAGAAGAAGGTTGATGTGAAATCGAATACGATCAAAGAACAAATCTTCCTCTTTGTGCGTTGTATTATTGAAAATCCGGCGTTTGATAGCCAAACCAAGGATTATATGAATACAGCTGTGCCGTGTTTTGGGTCGAGCTGCGAAATCAGTGACAAGTTCATTGAAAAAGCGGCCAAACTCGGGATAATGGATGCGGCCTGCGCGCTCACGGACGCAAAAACAAGTAAGGCTATAAAGGTCAAAGATGGTGTCAAAAGTAAATCCGTCAGAGGTATTCCCAAGCTGGTGGATGCCAATGATGCCGGCGGCCCTCATAGTGACAAGTGTATTCTCATTCTGTGTGAAGGAGATTCAGCCAAGGCCGGTATTATGAGTGGGCTCTCAACAACCGACCGCAATACCATCGGTGTTTACCCGCTCCGTGGTAAGCTCTTTAATGTGCGGGGTGAAGCCGCCAAACGTATTTCGGAGGTGAAAGAAATACACGAAATCAAACAAATTATTGGTCTTGAAGCCGGTAAAAAATATACACCCGACGAAGCCAAGAAATCGTTGCGGTATGGTAAGGTCCTCTTTATGACCGACCAAGATTTAGATGGTAGTCATATCAAAGGGCTTTGTATTAATCTCTTTGATTCCGAGTGGGCTTCCTTGCTTGCCATTCCCGGCTTCATCGGCTTTATGAACACGCCGATCATCAAGGCCAAAAAAGGCACACAAGAAAAGCTCTTCTACAATGACGGAGAGTACGAGCAATGGAAAGCAGCTAACAGTGTGAAAGGTTGGAGCTTTAAATATTACAAAGGGTTAGGCACAAGCACCGGCAAAGAATTCAAAGAGTATTTTGCCAATAAAAAAATCGTCAATTTTGTCAGCACTGGTGACCAAAGCCGCGATGCAATTGATAAAGTCTTTAACAAAAAACGTGCCGCCGACCGTAAAGAATGGTTAGAAAATTATGACCGTACACTTTACCTAGACACCAATAAAGCCGAGGTGCATTATGAAGAATTTATTGGCCAAGAGATGATCCATTTCTCCAAATACGACTGTGAGCGTTCGATTCCGAATGGAATTGATGGCTTGAAAACGAGTCAACGGAAAATTCTCTTTACGTGTTTGGAGCGGCGGCTTACAAATGAAATCAAAGTCGCTCAGCTCGGCGGTTCGGTCTCGGAAAAAAGTCGCTACCATCACGGTGAGCAAAGCTTGTATGGTGCGATTATCAATATGGCCCAGAATTTCGTAGGTTCGAATAATATCAACCTACTTGAGCCTAATGGTCAGTTCGGCACACGGTTGCAAGGTGGTGATGATGCGGCTTCGGAAAGGTATATTTGCACCCAACTCAATAAATTGACGCGGTTAATTTTCCCCGAAGCGGATGACCCGATCTTGACATACCTCGAAGATGATGGCACACCGGTTGAGCCAATGTTTTATGTGCCGATTATTCCGATGCAGCTAGTAAATGGCGGTAAAGGTATCGGCACGGGATTTAGCACGGATATTATGAATTATAATCCCTTGTCCATCATCGATTATGTCTATCAACGCCTATCTGGTGAGAATCTTATGCCAGTGTTACTGCCTTACTATACCGGCTTTAAGGGGCAGATTATTCCTCTCTCCGAGACTAAGTATTTGATTAAAGGCGTCTATCAAATTCTCTCCGATAAACAAGTGCGTATTACGGAATTACCTGTTGGCACATGGACCGATGACTATAAGAAATATATTGAAGAATTGATTGATGCGAAACCAGTCGAAGCCAAAGAAGCCAGTAGCGACGAAAAGAAAAAACCCAAGAAAGCCAAAGCCGCGACCCAGCAAGTGAAAGATTATACGGATATGAGCACAGATACAACCGTCGATATTACTATAACCTTTGCAACGGGTGTCATTAGTGAGTTAAAAATGGAACCAGCTGGCGAGAGTGAAGGTGGGTGCACAGCCTTAGAAAAACTCTTGAAATTGTATACAACCCGTTCCACGACGAATATGCACGTCTTTGATGAAAAAGAAAAACTCATCAAATGTGGTAAGGTCGAAGAATTGGTTGATCGCTATATGCAAGTCCGGATGGACTATTACATTAAACGCAAAGCGCATCAAGTGGTAGCCTTAGAAAAAGAATCAAGTATCTTGTCGAATAAGGCGCGGTTCATTAGTGAATTGTTGGAAGATACCTTAGACTTACGCAAAAAGAAAACAGCCGAAGTCTCTGCTATCTTGAAAACCCGTGGCTATACTGTGGTAGACGAAGACACCGATTATAAGTATTTGGTGCGGCTGCCGATGGATAGTGTGACGGAAGAGAATGTGAATAAAATTATGCAAGAACGGGATAGAAAGAATGGAGAGTTGCAGAACTTGAAAGGCACTACCGAAACACAGCTCTGGCTGAATGAACTAGCGGTCCTTAAAGCAGAGTATGTGAAGACATACGCAGTGGGTGCAAACGCAGTGGGTGCAAACGCAGTGGGTGCAAGCGCAGTGGGTGCAAACGCAGTGGGTGCAAGCGCAGTGGGTGCAAACGCCGCGGCCAGTACAGATAAGCCTAGTGCAAAACCCAAAAAAGTAGGTGTCATTAAAAAGAAGTAAAAATAGGTATGCAACAAAGAAACAATAAACAAGAAACAAGAAAAAATTAAAAAAGGGTGAAACCTTTCTTTTTTTCTTTTCTAAATTGTTTATTAATACGGATATACCGTCGTCGGAGTATACACAAACGGAGCATACTGTTCCGAGTGTACTTGAAACTTTTTCGGATCGGCCCAAGTGAGAAAGAAACCAGCGGGTTGCAAATCGGCAAAATACGTTTCATATGCGTCGCGTTGCGTTTCATCTGCCCCCTGTTGCGGCGTTTCATCTGCCCCCTGTTGCGTTTCGTCGAAGGTCTCGACCTCTTTCATCACGGATAATTGTTTGCCTGCCGCTTCTGGCGTATCGTTTTCATCGTCAGAGATGTCTTCCACATACTCCCATACAATGGGCACTGGTTTCTCTTTCGGGATTCGGCGCGTATGCATCCAGATGCTATTTTGGCGTACTTCAACAACGACGACAGGTTTACTCTTTTTTTTATTAATCTTAATCTTTTTAACTTTTACATCTTTCTCTACAAGAACGGCGTTCAACTCAACAACAGCGTTCAATTCAACAGATTGACTCATTTTAAAACTTGGTTTGCTTTCGTTTGTTTGGGGTTACCTTTACTTTATTTCTAAAAAGTATTTCAATTTTTTAGAAAAGAGATAAAAAGAGATAGGAAAAAAAAATAACTTTCGATTTGTAATTCTCTCAATTAATAATAAAAATTGATCTAAGTTTGAGTTATTATTTATTTATTTATTTATAAATTATAGTATAAATTATACTATAAGTAATATAAGACAATGTTTGGCAAAAACACAACAGGTGACCCTATAATACACTGGGGAACAAAAGATTCAAAACTGGCTATTGGAAATTATTGCACTATTGGGGAAAATGTAAATATTTATTTAAATGGAGGAAGTATTATAACAAAAAATAATAAATGGATAATACCATTAAGCAGTTGTTCTTGTTCAGTAACCATTGGAAATGATGTTTGGATTGGTTCTAATGTAACTATTATGCCAGGTATTACAATTGGTGACGGAGTGAACATAGCAAATAACAGCTATATTGCATCAGATGTTAAGCCATATAGTTTTATTTATGGAAATCCTGCACAGATAATCAAATATAAATTTAATAAAAAACAAATTAGAATTTTATTAAAAATTAAATGGTGGGACTGGCCTGATGATAAAATACATCAGTATACACCTTTATTAGATGGAGATATAGATACATTTATTCGTGCTGTATATAAAAAATAAAAAAGGCTGAAACCTTTCTTTTTTTTTTCATATAAATGTTTATTCCAATTCCAATTGACACAAATAATCCCCTGCCTCTTGACATCCTACAATTTCTATCTTTCTATTTTTTTCCCCACCTATGAATACTTGGACTTCGTTTTTAAAAGTCATCTGCCAATACTCATATGGCGTTAACAAGTCGAAGAAACGCGTGTCACCGTCATAATCGTCATAAGTAACCTCAAATGGAACCAACCGACAATGAGGGCTAATGTGGTCCGGCACGATCTTTTTCACGACCTCTAAATTGTAACGGATCACATTGTTTAAAGCGTCTTCGCAGCCTATATAATAAGGGTGCTTCCCATTAATGGCCATCCCTAGCACCACCGGTAAGACGCCAAAATCTTTACACAAGCTCAGTAACATATCGTCTGACGCGAGTGAATACCAATCCGGCGCGTACAGTTGATGGTTGTGTTTGATATAGACATACAATACCATATCCGGCGTAATGATAATTTTGTCTCGCATATATGCAATCAAACCGGCGCTTTTCATACGCAACGCTTCTTCCAAGAGCCGAATGTATTTATACATTTTAATATTCAACTCAGTGGAGAGGCCGTGCTGAATACCCATATAAGGCAACGCTAACCGCTCCTCGGTAAATTGGGAACAGTCCATAAATTCGTTGTCAATATGTCGTATACTGTCGCTATTTACTAACCAGATATCATCACCGAAATTTTCACAGATCTCTCCGCCATAGATGATGACCGACTCTTCGCAATGAAAGCAGTCGAAGAGATACATAACCTCGCGTGGGTTCAATTCGTATTCATAATCGTTTTCATCGAAAATGACCCCATCCGCGGCCAATCCGGCGATATAGGATTGGACATTGGTCTTATAGCAGCCCAGTGGATCTTCGTCGCCCTCATAAGTGATGAACTCAAACGCTTTATACATATTGAGTAAGAGGTTGGCATCAAAATTGGCTTTGATAAAACTGCCAATATAGCCCACCAGACGAGGGGGTAAGAATAACTTCTTCTCTGCAGCGGTGCAGCTGGTTACTTGTGCCATTTTATATTCGTTTCGTTTCGTTTCGTTTTGTTTCGTTCAACTGATGTTACCTTTGTTTCTTTTTCGAAAAGTATTTCAATTTTTTTTTAATTTAAGCATATTTCAAGATAATTACTAATATACCAATAATGAAACCACTGCAACAAATACAAGCGCCGCAAGAACATTCGTCATTTGGATTACCACCACAACCGATTTGACCACCATTGGCATTTCTTCTTGGCCCTGCAATCCGTTCACCTGAGAGATTATACGAAGGCATTTCTTTATTATTATTATTTACACTTAAAAAAAATTATTTCAATCTTTTTTATATTTTTATTTATAATTTTGCACCCGATTGACCGACCCACCCACCCATCTTGAGCTGCTGGCCTGATAATAGGCTGGCTATTGGTATTTCTCTATAGCTTGACGTAGTAAAGCCACTTGTTTAGGCTTGGTTTCGTTGGCTTGCTCCGGCGTTGCTTGCTCCGGCGTTGCTTGCTCCGGCGTTGCGTGCTCCGGCGTTGCTTGCTCCGGCGTTGCTTGCTCCGGCGTTG